GCCGGGAACGATGGCTTCGGGAGGAATGTGCTCAAGAGGCCAGGATATGGAACCTCGCCAGTTCTGGCGTTCCAGGCAGAAAAAAACCCAACCGATAAGGGTTGGGCTTTTGGTAAATGGTGGTGGGGTGGAATCCCGCGCTAAACCGCGCCAGTTCAGGCCATTATGGCTGCTGCGAACTGCTGCAAAAGGGTGCGAAATCTGACCGTTTATGCCGTGAACGGTAGCCAATCAAGTCGCCACCTCATCCAACTTGCGGCCCGTGATCATCTGCCAGTTCGATTCCCGATTGCGGAATTGATCCCGCGTCCGCAAACCTGCAATTTCACCCCGGTCCTTAACGCTGCCGCCAATACAACGCATTGGCGAGCCGCCACGCCGTTCCTGGTGGTCGGGCTGCACCTCCGTCACGCATGGTTTCCATACGTTTTTCGTATGGAGAAAATTGATGACGACCAAGCGCTGCGCCTGCTGTGGCCAGACTTTCCTGCCACGCCCACAAGCTCCGAACCAGACCTACTGTTCATTGTCAGAGTGCCAACGCGCCCGAAAACGCCAGTGGCATCACAATAAGCTGCAATCCGACCCTGACTACCGGGGCAACCAGCGTGATGCCCAGCGAGCGTGGCTTGAGCGCCATCCAGACTACTGGCGCAACTATCGCGACGCCCACCCAGAGTATGCGGAACGCAATCGAGATCGGCAACGGGCAGATCAATCTGGCAACACCCATTCCCTTGCAAAGATGGACGTGTGCTGGACACCTTCACTGCCCCCTGGGCTGTACAGGATCACGCCGACAAGAAGGACTGACGCGTCCAACAGTAAAGCATTGGTCGTCGAAATCACCCCCGTGTGCGTCGACTGCCCTTGCAAAAAGGACGCTTGCAAAGAGAGGACGTGATGGGCTTTTCGGCTGGGACTCGTTAATTTCGAGCCCAAATGTGCCCTCGATCGCCCTGCATGAGAACGATTTCGGCGGAAAACGCCACGGCCGTGCCTCCCCGGCCATGGCCCGACCTATGAATTGAAAGGCTGACCCGAGAGCAAGAACCCCAATAACAAAGAGATCGGGTCCTATGCAGCCAGAAGAGCCAGCAATAGATCTGCCGGATCGCCCGGCAGTGTTCCGCGCCGCCGAGTACGTTCGGATGTCGACCGAGCACCAGCAGTACTCGACCGAGAACCAGGCCGACAAGATCCGCGAGTACGCCCAGCGGCGGGGCATCGAAATCGTCCGCACCTACGCCGACGAGGGAAAGAGCGGCCTGCGCATCGATGGCCGGCAAGCCTTGCAGCAACTGATCAAGGACGTCGAGGCAGGCAACGCGGACTTCCAGATCATCCTGGTCTATGACGTGAGCCGCTGGGGCCGGTTCCAGGATGCTGACGAAAGCGCCTATTACGAATACGTCTGCCGCCGCGCCGGCATCCAGGTCGCCTACTGCGCCGAGCAGTTCGAGAACGATGGCTCGCCGGTGTCCACCATCGTCAAGGGCGTCAAGCGCGCGATGGCGGGCGAGTACAGCCGGGAGCTATCGGCCAAGGTGTTCGCCGGGCAGTGCCGCCTGATCGAACTCGGCTTCCGGCAAGGCGGGCCAGCGGGCTACGGTCTGCGCCGCGTGCTGATCGACCAGTCCGGCGCGGTGAAGGGGCAGCTGTCACGCGGCGAGCACAAGAGCCTGCAAACCGACCGCGTGATCTTGCAGCCCGGTCCGGACAACGAAGTCGCCGTCGTCAACCAGATCTACCGCTGGTTCGTCGAGGGCGGCCTGTTCGAGTCGGAAATCGCCGACCGGCTCAATACCCAGGGCATTCTCACCGACCTGGGCCGTGCGTGGACTCGGGCCACGGTGCGCGAGGTGCTGTCGAACGAAAAGTACATCGGCAACAACGTCTACAACCGGCGCTCCTTCAAGCTCAAGAAGGTGCGGGTGGTGAACCAGCCGGAGATGTGGATCAAGAAGGAAGGCGCGTTCGAAGGCATCGTGCCGCCCGATTTGTTCTACACAGCACAGGGCATCCTGCGCGAGCGCGCGCACCGCTTCAGCAACGAGGAGCTGATCGAAAAGCTACGCCGCTTGTTCCAGCAGCACGGCTACCTCTCCGGCCTGATCATCAACGAGTCCGAAGGCATGCCCTCGGCGGCGGCCTACGCGCACCGCTTCGGCAGCCTGATCCGCGCATACCAGACAGTCGGCTTCACGCCGGATCGGGACTACCAGTATCTGGAGGTCAACCAGTTTCTGCGCCGCCTGCACCCGGAAATCGTTGGCCAGACGGAGCGGATGATCGCAGACGTCGGCGGAATGGTCGCGCGCGATCCGGCGACCGACCTGCTCACGGTCAACCACGAGTTCACCGTCTCGCTGGTGCTCTCGCGCTGCCAGTTGCTCGACAACGACCGCCGCCGCTGGAAGGTGCGCTTCGACACCAGCCTGACGCCCGACATCACGGTCGCCGTCCGGCTCGACGAAACGAATCAAGCGCCGCTGGACTACTACCTGCTGCCGCGTCTGGACTTCGGCCAGTCGGGCATCCATTTGGCCGATCACAACGGCCTCGAATTCGAGAGCTACCGCTTCGACAGCCTGGACTACCTCTACGGCATGGCCGAGCGCAGCCGCATCCGGAGGGCCACATGACCAAACCGCATCACGCCATCGACCTGCAGATGATCCCGGTCGATCAGATTGCCGTGCTCAATCCGCGCGAGCGCAATGGCCGCGTGTTCGAGGAGATCGTCGGCAACATCAAGAACGTCGGCCTGAAGAAGCCGGTCACGGTGACGCCGCGCGACGATCTGGAAGATGGCAAACGCTATCTGCTGATCTGCGGCGAAGGCCGGCTCAAAGCGTTCATGTCGCTTGGCGAAAAGGAGATTCCGGCGCTGGTGGTGCGGGTCAACGACGAAGACGCCTTCATCATGAGCTTGACCGAAAACATCGCCCGCAGGAAATACAGCGCGCTGGAACTGCTGATGAGCATCGAGCAGTTGAGCCAGCAGGGATACGACAAGCGCGTCATCGCCCAGAAGACCGGCCTGAGCCTCGACTACATCAAAGGCATCCTGCTCCTCTTCGAAAAAGGCGAGGAACGTCTGCTGGCCGCCGTCGAAGCCGGAAGAGTTCCACTCAATGTCGCCATCACCATCGCGGGCGCAAGCGACGAAGAAGCGGTGCAGGCTGCGTTGCAGGACGCATATGAAAGCGGCCAACTGCGCGGCGGGCAATTGATGCAGGCGCGGCGTGTGCTTCAGCGGCGCAGCGCCCTCGGCAAAACGCTGGCCCACCGGCCCGCACGCAAGGGAGCATCCGTCACCACCTCCAGCCTGGTGCGCAACTATCAGCACGAGGTCGAGCGGCAGAAGCTGATGGTCAAGAAGGCCGAATCGGCGCAGCAACGCCTGCTGTTCGTGATCGAGGCGCTACGCCAGTTGCTGGCCGACGAGCACTTCTCCAATTTGCTACGTGCCGAAGGCCTGGATACCTTGCCCAAGCAACTTGCCGAGCGCGTATGGATCGGAGGCCACGCGACATGAGCCGGCCGCTGCTGGGGTTCATCCCGGAGCCGATCACGCTTGCGCTGGATCGGATTCTGCCGTCGCGCAAGACGCCGGAGGGCTTGCATACCTCGCGCAAGTTCAAGCAGATCGTGGCGTCGATGGAAGCGGTCGGCCTGATCGAGCCCCTGAGCGTGGGCAAGGCCGACAAGGCCACCGGCCAGCACGTCTTGCTCGATGGGCACATGCGCCTGCTGGCACTGCGGCAGCTCGGCTACACCGACGCACCCTGCCTGATCGCCACCGACGACGAAAGCTACACCTATAACAATCGGATCAACCGTATCTCGTCCATTCAAGAGCACCACATGCTTCGGCGCGCAGTCGAACGGGGCGTCACGCCCGAGCGGCTGGCCAAGGCTCTGAACGTGGACATCAGCCAGATTCATAAGAAGATGAGTCTGCTAGACGGCATTTGCCCGGAGGCGGTCGAGATGCTGAAGGATCAGCACTTCTCCGCCAACCTCGGCGCGGTGCTGCGCAAGCTCAAACCCACCCGGCAGGTCGAGTGCGTAGAGCTGATGCTCACAGCCAACAACATGACGGTCGCCTACGCCGAAGCCTTGCTCGCGGCCACGCCGCCGCAGCTGCTGGTCAGCGAGAAGCGGCCACGGAAGATGTCCGGCGTGACGGCGGAACAGATGGTGAAGATGGAGCGCGAAATGGGCAACCTGCAAGGGCAACTGAAGCTGGTCGAAAAATCCTACGGTCAGGATGTGCTCAACCTGGTGCTGGCCAAGGGCTTTCTGGTGAAGCTGTTGGACAACAAGGCGGTGGTCCGCTACATCCGGCAGCAGCACCCGGAAGTGTTGGAGCAGTTCGAGGCCATTGTCGCGACGACGTCATTGGATCAATGATCGAAACCCTTCCAGCTGGAAGATCGTAGTGTTGCCCGTGTGGGCGATACGCTGCTCTTTAACAATCCGGATGATTTGGGGTCGTCGTGCCCGCAACGGAGATTCCATCTCTGCGCGTGAGCGGGTGCGGCGGCCAACAGGCCGGCCGCTGGCCTGCGCATTTGTAGTGCCGGATGCAAATGGGCGAACAGCGGCACTTTTTCATTACGGGCGGGATAGTAATGATTTGATCTTGAGGGTGTGCTTTCAATAATTTGACGGCGCAGGGCGGTCAATGGCCTGCTTCTCATTCTGGCGGTTAGCGGGCCACGGCGGGTAGATCATTTCGGCAACCACGCAACAGACAAGACGATGATCATCGACGTGGAAGAGCGTGGGGTCACTTTCGTCCTGCCTTCCAATGAAGAACAGCCATCCCTTTTCTTTGTCGCCGCGCTTTTTTGCCGCCATGTACTCAGACTTGGCGGTCTCGATCTCTCGGGAAACATAGTTGCGCTTCGCTGCGCTCCAGTCTTTCCAGTCCAACCTCACCCGGTATGGTCGAGTGAGCTTTCGCTCTTTCCATTCACCGTAGCTCAATTGGATTTCGAGCTGGACATCATCGGCGATTGGCGCCTTCCAACTGATGGGAGCGTAGAAAAGGCGCGGTTCGGGATACTGGACGATTTGATCGCTCTTGAGGGAGCGGAAGACACGCTGGTAGGTGTCAGCCTCGATTCCAGGCACTGCCAAAGGGAGGTCGCGGTCGAACGGGTAATTTAGGAAAGTGCGGCAAATTGGCCGAATGGTCTGCGCTGCCCAATGGCGATCCCGTCGCGTCTCGCTTGATCCGTTCGAGCCGGTTCGGCGTCCTCCACCGCCCGCCGGAGCGGTCGGAGACCCATCTGGGCTGGACACAGGACGAGTTTCACGGAGCACGAGCCGGTTCGGGAAGCCGCCAGGGAAGCCCTCACGGGTTGTGACCCGCTGCTTCCGTGCGCGCTTCACCAGCTCGACTTCACCCTCGACGTCGCAGCCAGCTTTGTGCCCATCTTTCGCGCTGAAGTACGGGCGGACCTTGTTCTCCGGCCGATACGAGCAAGGGGTCGCTTGGGCGGCGCAGCCCCGACATTCATAGCCCAGGGGGTCGACCGGATTGATGATCCACAACTGTTCGGCGTCGACGATCTCGCCCGTGTGCTTATCGCGTGCTGATTCCATGTCACCTTTCTGGCTTGACAGGCAAGCCGCCACTAGCGTCGAGAACGGACCGGCCCAACGTCGGGGCTATTTCTTCTTGAGCAACTGATCGAGCGTATCTACGCCTTCACGCTTCAAGACGGTCCCGAGGTGGGCATCGGAGCGATAGCCCTTGGCGAAGTCATCGCCGTAGGTCTTGCGCAAGGTTTCCACCTTCGTGTCACTGCGCTTCTGACGGATTTCGCCGTTCTGATCGCGCATGCGGCCATCCAGGCCCTTCGGAAAATGCTTAGCCATGTCGTGCTCCTTCGGCCGCGATGGACCTCCGACGCCGCAGCGACCCGGGCACCTTGAGGAACCGAAGATCGGCCTGGACTTCGGTTTACAAATTCTACTATAATACAGGTGTATGTAAACCCACAAGAGGTCAATCATGTTCAGCGTTCGACTCCATCGTGCTCGTAAGGCGGCCGGGCTATCCCTGCGCGATCTGGGCGAGCGCGTCGGCGTGTCCCACGCAGCCATCAAGAAGTACGAGGACGGGCTCGCTATGCCATCCAGCGACATCCTGCTGGGGCTGTCGCGCGCGCTCAATGTACGCACCGAGTATTTCTTCCGACCGGAGCCGGTTGCACTTGAAGGGATCGAATACCGCAAGCGCAGCTCCTTACCCAAGAAGCGGCTGGATGCGATCACTCACGAGGTGATCGACCAGATCGAGCGGCGCGTCGAGCTAGAAAATCTGTTTCCGCAGTCGCCGGTCAAGGCCTTTGCCACAGTCGAAGGGTTGCCGGGCTCCATCACCGGGATGGATGAGATCGAAGCGGTCACTGAGTGCGTCCGTGAGACTTGGGATTTGGGCTTCGATCCGATCCCCGATCTGATCGACGTGCTGGAGACCAACGGCATCCGTGTCTTCATGATCGAGGCAGACGCCGAAAACAAATTTGACGGCTTGGCCGCTCGCGTCAATGGGATGCCTATCGTGGTCGTTGGCCGCCATTGGCCAGGGGATCGCCAGCGCTTCACGCTGGCGCACGAACTGGGGCACCTCATGCTTGAAGGTCGCCTCCCAGATGATCTTGACGAAGAGATGGCGTGCAACCGCTTTGCCGGTGCCTTCCTGTTTCCGCGTGCCTCCGTGCTGCAAGAGCTCGGCGAACATCGTAATGCCATCGAACTCAAGGAACTGGGGCTGCTGAAGGAAGAGTTCGGCCTGTCGATGGCCGGCATTCTCTATCGCGCTCGCGATCTCGGAATCATCTCGCCTGCCTACCGCGAAGAACAAGCCAAGCTATTCCGCTTCAAGGGCTGGTACCGGAAGGAGCCGGGGCGCGACTACCCCACCGAGAAGGCACACATCTTCGAACAACTGGTGTTCCACGCATTAGCCGAGGAATACATCGGCGAATCGAAAGCCGCAGAACTGATGAACATGCCGCTGCAACAGTTTCGGCGCGTCCGCTCGATGGAGGGCGGCGATGCTGCTGTTAATCAGTGATGCCAACATCTTGATGGATGTTGAAGTGGGCGATCTGGTGGCACCAATGTTCAGTCTCGGCTACCAGTTCGCCGTGCCGGACATTTTGTACTACGAGGAACTGGAAGAGCAGCACGCCCATTTGCTCGACATGGGCCTGCAGACGCGAACGCTTTCGGCGAAAAGCGTTGAGCGCGTTCAGATGTTGGCGCAGACCTACGCCAAGCCAGGCCGCAACGACTTGTTTGCACTGGCATTGGCCGAGGTCGAGAAATGCCCACTGTTGACGGGCGATGCTGCGTTGAGACAAGCGGCGGACGCCGAGCAGGTGGAAGTCAAGGGCACGATCTGGCTGATAGGCGAGATGGTACGCGAGCAGCGCATCACGGTCGCGGTGGCCAGAGCGGCATTGAACAAGATGCGTCTCAACGGCAGGCGTCTACCGTGGGATGCGGCTGAACAAATGTTGGTGGCGCTCGATGCAGCGCAGCCTCCAAAGACATAAAAGACGAGAACGAGTATGACCAACATTGAAATGGCAATAAAACAGGGCGAGGACAATCGCTGTGAGTCAGACGCCCGCAGTCGTCGTAAAGAAACCGAGCGAGCAGAGCTTCACAAGACCATCTGGCGCATCGCCAACGATCTGCGCGGCAGTGTGGACGGCTGGGACTTCAAGAGCTATGTGCTCGGCATGTTGTTCTACCGCTTTATTTCGGAGAACCTAACCGGCTACCTCAATGAACAGGAACGCAAGGCGGGCAGCGCAGATTTCGACTACGCCGCCCTGAGCGATACGGATGCAGAGTTCGGTCGCGCCGAGACGGTGAAGGAAAAGGGCTTTTACATCCTACCTTCGGAACTGTTCGCCAATGTGCGCGAACGCGCCCGACTGGATACCAACCTCAATGAAACGCTAAGCCGGGTATTCGCCGACATTGAAGGCTCTGCCACCGGCTCCGATAGCGAGGACGATTTCAAAGGCCTGTTCGACGACCTCGACGTCAACAGCAGCAAGCTCGGACCCACGGTGGCCAAGCGCAATGAAAAGCTGGTAAAGCTGCTCGACGCCATCGGCGATCTGCCGCTCTCCAATGGCTCGGGCCGCTTTACCAGCAACAGCATCGACTTGTTCGGCGACGCCTACGAATACCTGATGCAGATGTACGCCTCCACTGCCGGCAAGTCCGGCGGCGAGTTCTACACTCCCCAGGAAGTCTCTGAGCTCCTGGCGCGTATCACGGTGGCGGGCAAAACCGAAGTTAACAAGGTCTATGACCCCGCCTGCGGTTCCGGCTCGCTACTGCTCAACTTCGTCAAGGTGCTGGGCCACGACAAGGTGCGCCAGGGCTTCTTTGGCCAGGAAATCAATCTCACCACCTACAACCTGTGCCGGATCAACATGTTCCTGCACGATGTGAATTACGAAAAGTTCAACATTGCCCACGGTGACACACTCACCGATCCGGCGCACTGGGACGACGAACCGTTCGAGGCCATCGTCTCCAATCCGCCGTACTCGATCAAATGGGACGGTGACGCCAACCCCCTGCTGATCAACGACCCGCGCTTCGCCCCGGCGGGTGTGCTTGCACCCAAGAGCAAGGCCGACCTGGCCTTCACCTTGCACATCCTGAGCTGGTTGGCGGTCAACGGCACTGCAGCGATTGTTGAATTCCCCGGCGTGCTCTATCGCGGTGGCGCGGAGCAGAAGATTCGCCAGTACCTGATTGACAACAACTATGTTGATGCGGTCATCCAGCTGCCGCCCGACCTGTTCTTCGGCACCACTATCGCCACGTGCATCATCGTGCTGAAGAAATCCAAACGTGACAACGCCACGCTCTTCATCGACGCCAGCGCCGAATTCATTCGCAGCGGCAATAAGAACAAGCTGCTGCCCGAGCACCAGCAAAGAATCCTCGATGCCTTCGCCCGTCGCCAGAGCATCGAACACTTCGCGCGGCTGGTCGAGAACGGTGACATTGCCGCCAATGGCTACAACATCGCAGTGTCCAGCTATGTCGAGCAGGCCGACACTAGCGTAGCCGTGGACATCCGGGTGCTCAACGCCGAGATCAGCCGCATCGTGGCTCGACAAGTGGAATTGAGGGAGCAGATCGATGCCATCGTTGCAGATCTGGAAGGAGAACAAGCATGAGCCAGATTAACGATCTCATTGCGCAGCTTTGCCCGAATGGCGTGGAATTCAAAGCTATTGGAGATTTTGGTGAGCTGGTGCGTGGTAACGGAATGCCGAAATCTGATTTCGCGGAGTCCGGAGTCGGTTGCATTCACTACGGCCAGATTTACACCTATTACGGCATTTGGGCTGCGGAAACGATTTCATTCGTTCCGGCAGCGAAAGCGGAAAGGCTGGCCAAGGTCAATCCTGGTGATCTGGTGATTACGAACACTAGTGAAAACATCGAGGACGTGTGCAAGGCGGTTGCGTGGATTGGAGACGCCCAGATTGTCACGGGCGGGCATGCCACTGTGCTGAAGCACGACCAAGACCCGAAATACCTATCTTACTACCTACAAACACCGCACTTCTTCGCAGAGAAGAAGAAGCACGCGACGGGCACGAAGGTCATCGACGTTTCGGCAAAGAGTCTTGCAAAGATCAGGATTCCGGTGCCACCGCTCGAAGTGCAACGCGAAATTGTGAAAGTGCTTGACACTTTTACCGAGCTGGAGGCGGAGCTGGAGGCGGAGCTGGAGGCGCGTCGGCGGCAGTACAAGTACTACCGCGACGCGCTCTTGACGTTCGGCGAACGCGCAGGCGCAAGCAAGCAAGCAAGCAAGCAAGCAAGCAAGCAAGCAAGCAAGCAAGCAAGCAAGCAAGTATAAGGTGGATGACCTTGGGTGAGATTGGAAAATTCACGCGCGGCCGCCGATTCACCAAGGGTGATTACGTCCCGGACGGAATCGGCTGCATTCACTATGGCGATATTTATACCCAGTACGGAACCTCCGCAACGCAGGCGGTTTCGCATGTGCGCGCTGACCTGGTGTCAACACTGCGTTTCGCGCAACAGGGCGACATCGTTATTGCTGCTGTCGGCGAGACGGTTGAGGACGTCGGCAAGGCCGTTGCTTGGCTGGGCGCGGATAAAGTTGCGATTCACGACGACTGCTTTGCATTTCAGCACTCAATGAATCCAAAGTTTGTGTCGTATTGCTTCCAGACAGAGAGATTCAATGCTGAGAAAAATAAATTTGTCGCCCGTGCAAAGGTTAAGCGTTTGTCCGGTGAAAGCCTGGCCAAACTGACAATTCCTGTCCCGCCGCTCGAAGAACAAGAACGCATCGTCGCCATCCTCGATAAATTTGACACGCTGGTAAACGATATTTCTTTCGGCCTGCCGGCTGAAATCAAGGCACGCCGCCAGCAGTACGCGCATTACCGCGACCGGCTGCTCACCTTTAGGGACGCCGCATGAGCGAAGACCTCAAGCCATTTCGTTACGAACCGATTGCTCTTTCCAACGAGAGCACCGTCGTCGCCGAATTCTTGCCCGATGTACCGAGCGTGCGGGAGGCCACTTATCAAAGCGAAGCCGCTTTGGAGAAGGCATTCATCCAGCAATTGCAGCTACAGGCCTATGACTACTTGGCCCTGACCTCGGAAACTGAGCTGATTACCAACCTGCGCCGTCAATTGGAAAAGCTCAACAAAATCAGCTTTTCCGATGCCGAGTGGGAACGATTCTTCACGGCCAGCATCGCCGGCGCCAACGATGGCATTCTGGAAAAGACCGCGCGCATTCAGGAAGACCACGTCCAGGTTTTGAAGCGCGACGACGGCAGCACCAAGAACATCTACCTGATCGACAAGGCCAATATCCATAACAACGCGCTGCAGGTGATCAACCAGTACGAATCTGAAGGCGCACGTGCAACCCGCTTTGATGTGACCGTGCTGGTCAACGGCCTGCCGATGGTACACATCGAACTCAAACGCCGTGGAGTGGACATTCGTGAGGCCTTTAATCAGATCAATCGCTACCAGCGCGACAGCTTCTGGGCGGGCTCTGGCCTGTTCGAGTACGTCCAACTGTTCGTGATCAGCAACGGCACGCTGACCAAGTACTACAGCAACACCGTACGCGATGGGCATTTGAAGGAGCAGTCCAGCAAGCGCAGCAAGAGCAAAACCTCCAACAGCTTTTCCTTCACCAGCTGGTGGGCCGACGCGAAGAACCAGCCGATCACCGAGCTGACGGGCTTCACCAAGACCTTTTTCGCCAAGCATTCGCTGCTCAACATCCTCACCAAATATTGTGTGTTCGATGTGGATCGCAAGCTGCTGGTGATGCGGCCCTATCAGATCGTGGCTGCCGAGCGCATCCTGCAGCGCATCGCCACCGCCACTAATCACAAGCAGTTGGGCACAGTGGCGGCGGGCGGCTACATCTGGCACACAACCGGCTCTGGAAAAACGCTCACCAGTTTCAAGGCGGCGCAGCTCGCTCGGGGGCTGCCCGACGTGGACAAGGTGTTGTTCGTGGTGGATCGTAAGGATCTGGACTACCAGACCATGCGCGAGTACGAGCGCTTCGAGAAGGGCGCGGCCAACTCGAACACCTCCACGGCAGTGTTGCAAAAGCAGTTGGAAGACCCAAACGCCCGCATCATCATTACGACCATTCAGAAGCTCTCCCGCTTCGTGGCCAGGAACAAGAAGCACCCGGTGTATGAGGCACATGTGGTGGTGATCTTCGACGAGTGCCACCGCAGCCAGTTCGGCGATATGCACGCCGAAATCACCCGGGTGTTCCAACGCTACCACCTGTTCGGCTTCACCGGCACGCCGATCTTTGCCGAGAACTCCGGCACCTCCGGCAACCCGCTGCGGCGTACCACGCAGCAGGCCTTTGGCGATAAGTTGCATACCTACACCATCGTTGATGCCATCAACGACAAAAACGTGCTGCCGTTTCGCATCGACTACATCAACACGATCAAAACGCAGGCGGGCATCAAGGACAAAAAGGTGTCGGCCATCGACACCGAGCGGGCGCTCTTGGCACCGGAACGCATCACGCAGATCGTGGGCTACATTCGCGAGCACTTCGATCAGAAGACCAAGCGCGCCAGCAGCTACCGTCACGACGGTAAGCGCCTGGCAGGCTTCAACTCGCTGTTCGCCTGTGCCTCCATCGATGCCGCCAAACGCTACTACGCGGAATTCACCGCGCAGCAAAAAGACTTACCCGAGGCACAACGGCTAAAGGTGGGCCTGATCTACAGCTTTGCCGCCAATGAGGAAGAAGGCGACGGCTTGCTGGGTGAAGAGGAATTTGAAACCGAGGGACTGGATGCCAACTCGCGCGATTTTCTCGAAGCTGCGATCCAGGACTACAACACCTTGTTCGGCACCAGCTTCGACACCTCGGCGGATAAATTCCAGAACTACTACAAGGACCTGTCGCAGCGCCTGAAAAAACGTGAGCTGGATATGGTGATCGTGGTCAACATGTTCCTTACCGGCTTCGACGCTACCACGCTCAACACCCTGTGGGCTGACAAGAACCTCAAGGCGCACGGTTTGATTCAGGCGTACTCGCGCACCAACCGCATCCTCAACTCGGTCAAGACCTACGGCAACATCGTTTCCTTCCGCAATCTGGAGCAGGAGACCAATGACGCGCTGGCCCTGTTCGGCAACAAGGATGCCAAGGGCATCGTGCTGCTCAAGCCCTATGCAGAGTACTACAAGGAGTACGAAAAACGCGTCGGTGAGTTGGTGGCAGGATTCCCGCTCGGAAAAGCCATCGTCGGCGAAGCGGCACAGAAAGCGTTCATCAAACTGTTCGGCTCGATCTTGCGTTTGAAGAACATCTTGACGGCCTTCGACGATTTCGCTGGGAACGAAATACTCACAGATCGCGAGTTTCAGGACTACCAAAGCCTGTACCTGAATCTGTACGCGGAATTCCGCGCCACGTCTGATGCCGAGAAAGAATCGATCAACGACGACGTGGTGTTTGAGATCGAGCTGATCAAACAGGTCGAAATCAACGTCGACTACATCCTGCTGTTGGTCGAGCAGTACCTGAAGAAAAAAGGCACAGGCGACGACAAGGAAATTCGCGCCACCATCGAGCGCGCCATCAACTCCAGTCCTGGCCTACGCAACAAGAAAGACCTGATCGAAGATTTTGTCGATTCGGTCACCACTAAATTCAAGGTGGACGAGCAATGGCAGGCATTCGTGGCAACGAAGAAGCTCGAGGAGCTGGAACGCATCATCACGGAAGAGAACCTCAACGCCGAGGCCACGCGCAGCTTCATCGATAACGCTTTCCGCGACGGGAGCATCCCCGTCACTGGCACCGCGATCACCAAAATCCTGCCTCCTGTGTCGAGATTCTCAAAGAATAATGGCCATGCAGCCAAGAAACAGACGGTGCTGGAAAAGCTCGCTGCGTACTTCGAGCGGTATTTCGGGTTGGCCTGAAAGAGGTGCACACAATGAGCCAGATTCAAACAACCGATCAGTCCATGATTTTGGCTCTGCACCGCGAGGCCGAACGGATAGAGGAGGATGCGACATACTCCAGCAAAGGGCACTTCAACGCTGAGGACACCTGGGTAAGGCGGAACTATTGGTTGGGCATTCCCGCGACGGCGCTCGCGGCGATTGCCGGGGCCACGCTGATAAAGAGCCAGCCGGAATTGGCTAGCGCATTTGCATTGCTGGCATCGCTGCTGACGGGGCTTATGACGTTTCTCAAGCCCAATGAACGCGCGGCAATGCATCGTGCCGCCGCCGGGAAATTCCTAGCTCTCAGAAATGACGTGCGCTTCTTCCGGGAAATCGAACTACTTCAGGCGGATCGGCTGAATGAGATGTCCGAGAGATTAAAGGCTCTCGCGACCGAGCGTAACGAATTGAACCAGAAGAGTCCGAGCATTCCTCGAAGGGCGTTCGTCGCCGCACGCAGGGGAATCGAGGAAGGCGAAGCTACCCACAAGGTGGACAAGGAGGAGTGACAGGATGTCAGTATTGAGCTTTCTGACGGACACTGCCAGCAATGCAGTGCTTTCGTCGACCGAGCAGTCGTCGATCACGACCTCCATTTCGACGTTGCAAACCCGGATCGGGCAGCATTTCGCCAGTAGTGTAATCAAGCGGCACTTCCGCTTCGGCTCATCGACGCGGGGAACCATCCTGCCGCGCTCGATGGACGAGCATTCGGATATCGATTACATGATCGTCTTCAGCGAGAACAATGCCACGCCTCAGACATATTTGAATCGGCTCAAGACCTTCGTCGAGAAATATTACGGCTCGTCGGAGATCCGGCAGTCCAGCCCAACTATCTTGCTCGAACTGAATCACATCAAGTTCGACCTCGTACCAGCAACGATGGCATGGCTCGACGGATTGCAAATCCCGAATACCTCCGGTGGTTGGATGACCACCAACCCGAACGACTTCAACTCCACGCTCGAAGCAAAGAACAAAGATCATAAATCGCTGATCAAACCAACGATTCGGCTTTTCAAGTACTGGAATGCAACTGCCGGATTCCCTTTCCAATCCTTCGAGATGGAGAAATGGGTCTGTGGCCTGAACTTCTGGTTTCTGTCGAACCAAAAGGACTACTTTCTGGCAGTCATCGAGAACCTGAATACGAACTCGTCCTACTCGCAGTGGGTGAACAACGAAATCACCCGAGCAAAAAGCATCGCGGCCAACGTCAAGCAGTACGAAAAAGATGACATGCCGGTAACGGCAGAGAATGAAATCAAGAAGCTGTTCCGGCTCTGAGGGGAAGAACAATGGCACTCAATCTGGCAAAGGCCGTCATCGGCTACCTGAAGGAACGACCCGAGGAGAAGTTCACTGCACGGCAGATCGCCGAGTGGGTATTCGCCACCTACCCGGATGAGTGTCAGGAAAAGCGGGCAAATAGTCGGGGCGATTACATCAAGTCCGATGCTGATTTGGTGCAGCAACTCGTTGCAGAGATCAGCTCGCAGCGCCCGCGCATGCAAACGCGGCACCCAGAGCTGAAAACGACCGAGGGGCGGCCACGCAGGTACTACTACTCGGAGCGCTCAGACAGCGCCGAAGTGGCAGCGGTCGAAAGCGAGGGAACGTCGGCGGCAGCAGATGCGAGTGCTTTGAAGATCGACGAGCATGCGCTGTATCCATTGCTGTCGCAATACCTGTGGGAAGAATTCGGCGTGTTCTCCAAGCGCATCGACGAAAAGCGGTCATCGAACAAACGCGGCCCCAACGGCAACCGCTGGCTGTACCCGGACGTGGTCGGCATGGAGGACTTGGGCGCTGAGTGGCATCAGGAGGTACGCGACTGCGTCAACCAGTATTCCGACAAGCGCACCAAGCTGTGGTCGTTCGAGGCCAAGCTGCTGATCAACCGTTCAAACGTGCGTGAGTGCTTCTTTCAGGCCGTATCGAACTCATCGTGGGCCAACTTCGGCTATCTGGTTGCGGCGGAAATTGGCGGCACCGACACCCTGAAGGAGCTGCGGATGCTCTTCGCCGCCCACGGCATCGGCTTCATCAAGCTGGATGTGGACAACCCTGCTGACAGCCAAGTGCTGATTCCGGCGCGCGAGCGTGACGAGATCGATTGGGATATGGCTAACCGACTGGCCACGGAGAACCGGGATTTTTTGGAGTACGTGAAGTTGGTGAAGCAGTTCTACCAGACCGGCGAGGCACGTCTGGTGGACTGGGACGTTCCCGAGATGGAGGACTGATGAGTTATTCCAGATGGCCGATCACGTCGAGGCGTTCATCGCCACGCTGAAACGCGCCGAACCAGCTGTCTCGTGAATCGGCGCGGGCGCGACTCACCAGCAGGGTGAAACCCTCGCAGCCGCGCGCCTTGGCGGTAGCGAAGTCGGTGGTGTCGAATTTGGCCTCACGCGCCAGCGTCGTGGCTACCGACTTCATGGCCGACTCGAACAGGTCAAGCAAATTGTCTTGCAGACTGGCGTCCATGTTACGCGACGTGACGTCATCGATGATGGCTTTTTTGTATCGAATACCCATCTCTATGTTCCGTTGTGACTGTGGATGACATGAACGCTCGGTTCGGCCTGCAAGCCAAGGATTTCTTGGCTTGCAGGCTTCGGGGCGCCGTGAAATTACCCACCCGTCTCGATTCCATGCCGGGAGGCTAGCTTGGCACATCGCTACGCCGCCCCGTTCACCCGCTCCGCCACATGCAGCCCACCGAGCCCCAACATGCCGAGCGTGAGCGTGGCCAGTGGTCCGAGGTCGAGCGACGGCAGATTGAGCGGATGGCCGACGGCGGCCGCTGCCGCGTTCGTGAGCGGCCCGCCGACGAAGTTCCAGAAATACCCCGCGACGCACACCCAGCCGAGGCCCCCGCGCCAGTGCTGCAACGGGTCCGAGCTCTGCGCCTCGGCCTTGTCGATATCGGTCTGCGTCTGAATGAGCGCCAGCGTCGCTGCCAGCTTGGCCTTGTCCTCCTCGGTCTTGTCGGGGAAGAACATGCCGATGATGCTCTTGGCGGCTTCCGCCGCCGTGCCGATGCCACTGATGTCCATGGTGTTCCCTCCTCAAGCGTGGCAGGCGGCAGGGTCACAGCCTTCCGCCCATTGATAGTTGACGGTGTGCTCACCGCTGCCGACGAAGGCGACCAGTTTGGCCAGCGTCACGCGGCTGTCTAGGATGGCCAGTTGCCCATCTCCGTCGTCATTGACCAGCGACCCGTAGCGGCTGCCGACCAGCGTGCAGCCGTGTACCTGGGTTTCCATGCCCTGCGAGACGTCCCCGGCAAAGTTGCCGCAGTGGATCAGGCAGTTCTGCCGGCCATGCTTGTCTTCCAGACGCAGGACGTCGCAGTCGAGATGATCGGAATGCCAGATCGTCGCGCCGTAGCTGTCATCGATGATGCAGGACACGCCCGGGGTGTTGTCCTGCCACGGTAGCTCCAGGGTGTTGCAGGTAAAGGTCTCACCTGCCGGATTTGTGGCGACCAGTTGACCCGGGGTGCCGCTGGGCGTGGACTGTTTTCGGGTGATAGTGATGTTCATTTCAGACCTCCGGTTTTCGTGTAGGTGTAGCCGGCCAGAATCAAGATGCCGGCGATCAGGATGCGTTTGAGCCAGCCCACGACACCACGCCCGATCACGCGCTCGAACTGCGCTTGCAGCGCATCGGACAGGGCTTGGGACAGTACCGGCGCCGATTTTTCGAATGCCTCGCACAGCGCATCGGCCAGCGCCTGCCGATCGCTGTCCGACAGCACGCCGCCGGCATGCCGCTCTACTTGCGGACCGATGGGACGGCCGCATTCACAGACATCGCTCATGTCTGACTCCTTTCGTTGAAATTTGGGATGCCGCCGAGCCGACTCATGGCTCGGCCGGCCTTACTGGGGATAGCGCCCCTCGCGCAGCCACTTGACCGCGATCCACTTCTCGCCGTCGATGACGGCGTTGCCGCTGTGCAGCGTCAGTGGATCGGGCTGTCCATCCGCCGTGCGGTAGGAGAAAAAGCAGGCATTACCCTGGACGGCTGCCACCTTGACGCTGGCACGCGGGAATTCCGTCTCCCCGCCGAGGGGAACGGTGTTCAGGTAGGCGATGAAGGTGGCGACACGCTGGCCGCCGAATTCCGGCCGGACGATGTCGGCGGACGAAGGGCTCTCCGGCGGGAAGTAATCCCAGTGCGGGACGTAGTGCTGCCCAGGCAGGTAATGCAACACCTGCAGGCCCTCGCCGTTTTCCGGGGGGATGTCGGTGAGTTCGGCGATGCGCTGCTCGATGCCCGCCACCAGCGCCACTTCCCCGCGCCGGAAATGGCAGCCGGAACTGGTGCGCGTTTCGTCGATGCGCACCCCCTCGGCGTGATGCACGACCGAGGACCGTTTCATGCGCGGGCGGGCCAGATCGATCAGATCGCGGCAGGCGTCCTCGTCCAGAAACCCGCCCAGCACGACGATATTGGGCGACCGGACCGCCGTCAGCACCTGGTGCCGATGCCCGCCGGCATGCAGCTGCGCATCGGGGTATGTCATCCGTAGGAGGGCCGGATCATTCATGACGCGCCGCCGACAGATACGTGCGGTTGAGCATCGGGTGATCCTGATCGGTCGGCCCCCAATCGCCGTCCGGGTGGAACGCGATGACATCGAGCCGCTGATCTTCCGTGCGGAAGCGATGCAGCTCGCGCTCCTCGATGCAGAACAAGGTGCCGGCCGTCAGCGGCATCTCACGGTCCGCGAAGCAGGCAAAGCCGGACCCGTTGGCGACCACGCCCAGGCGAATCGAGGGATGGATGTGAAACGACTGGCGCACGCCGGCCGGGAACGATAGGTGATTCAGGCTCGGGTCGCCCTTGCGCGGCGGGTAGACCAGCAGGGAGTCCGAGCAGTTGTCGATGTAGCAAAGCCGCCCCGAGGCCTCGATCGGCCCGCCGACGAGTCCCTGCCCACGGAAACCATGCCGGATCACGGCAAAGACCTGGACGTCGCCCTCGTCATCGAGAACCAGCGTGGCCGTTTCGCTGCCGGTGGCGTGGCAGAAATACTGCCCCTGTCCGGCTTGGCGCAGAACCCTCGGACCATCCGCTCCGGCCGCGCCCTCGATGATCGAGGCAGCCCGGTCTGCGTGGCCGGAAACCACAAAGCCGTACAGTGTGCAATACGGCGGAACGGTGATGTGGTCCTTGACGGGCTTGGACAGCAGCCAGGACTGGCACGGGTACATGCTGTGCCGGGCGTCGATATAGGTGCCGGTTTTCATGATCAGGCCCCCGTCTTGGTGGTGTTGACGACGATGCCGTTGGACTTGTTGTAGGCGCTGGCCGCGCTGGAGACCTTGCCCAGGTCACCGCTGTTGGCGGCCTGAAAGCTGTCATAAGCCTCCTGGCTCTCCCAGACGGTGGTCGTGGTCTTGGTCAGCCCGTCGGCCGACATCTCGACCGAGCGGGACTGCACGGCCGGATGCGTGCGCACGGCATGGCCGACGTTGGCGATCGCGGTCGCAACCTCGGGATCGAGATTGGCGCTGTCCTTGAAGACGGGCACGTCATTGGCTGGGCGCGTGGTGGTTTTGGTGACGGTGAAAGGCATGGCTATTCCTCCTTCGGAAGGATGGGTTGAACAAATGGGGGAGCGGCGCGGGCCGCGAATCGAAAACGAACGGAGTGAGGCGTTCAGTCAGAAAGGACGAACGCCTGCAAGCCGACCTGATCGACCGGCGCGCCCTCGGTGGTGATGGCGGCCACCGGCGGATACTTGAAGACCTTGCACAGCGAGCCGATCTTCATCTTGGTCAGGTAGCTCTGATCGCCGGTGAACTCGACGATGTAGCGCTTGGCCGGCATCTTGTAGGTGTCGATGCCGGCGCCCAGTTTGTCGGCGGGATGCGTGAGGCTCCAGCGCTGGAACGTCTCCGTATCGAAGAAATGCCGGACCTTGCCGAGCAACGCGCGATAGTCCGAGCCCGGTGGCTCATAGAGCAGATGCCGGTACTTCACGTGCTGCCATTTCTGGGAGAAGTTCCACCACCACAAGAAGTCCTGGGCGCTGACCAGAGGGTACGGAGCCTCGTCGGCGATCGGCGCATAACGCCGATAGATCGCGGCGCCTGCCTCGGCATCCCCGGCGATGCTGCCAAACAGGCGGGGCAGGATCATGGCATGCGGCTGCGCCAAGCTCTCGAAGCCCAATCGCCGCGTGGCCTCCAGCATCAGGTCGGAACCGAACAACTGGTCACCCAGCTCGCCGGTGACCACCACCTCGTCGTACAACCCTGCCTTGCCCACAGTCCGTTGGACGGGCAGCCGGCCGGCGATGTGGGCCTGGTAGAACCCGGGATTCTCGGCGATGCTGTGGCTCGACAGGTACACGGTCAGCCGGTCGTGTTCGTTGGCGGGCAAAGCCTTGAGCAAGGCGACCAGCGTCACGGTCGAATCGATACCGCCCGACCACATGACGTGCAGCCGCGCATGCGCGTCGAGCAATTCGCGCGCGCGGGCATCACAGCAGTCCGCGAAAGACATCTGCGGCCCCGTCGTCGCATCGGGCATCGGGCAGCACGCGCCAAAGCGCAACAGATCGGGCTTGCACGCCAGACGCGAGGTCGTGACGACGCCCCCGATCACCTGGCGCAGACCGCTCGCGAACGGATTGCCCCGCACCAGATTGCGGGCGACTAGCAATTCAGTCATGGCAGCCGTACCTCACGAACAGCGCGTCCAGGTCCTGGTGATCGCGCGCGGCACAAACGGCCGCCAGGGCCTGTAAGCGGCGGACCTCGGACTGGATCAGCGCGTCTTGCCGGTCGGCGTACTCCATCCCCACCCGCTCCGCCGCCGTGGCCAGAGTGGTGTTCCAGGCCGTGGCCATCGCCTCCAGCAGCGGCAACGCCTCACCGTTCTGGCCGCCCTGATCGTTCAGCGCCTGGCACTCGGCATGGGCGAGATCAAGCAGCCGTTCCTGCAGCGGCAAGGACCGCGAGCCGAATGAGGTCCGTTGCGCCCGCAACGCCGCATGCACCTTGTCCATCAGCAGCAGCCGGCGGTAGTGGAAACGGTAGTCCTGGTCGTCGGGTGGCGAGGCTTCCACCACCCCGCCGCGCAACCGGTAGCGATACGGTTTGCGGTAGCTGAAGTCGTCCGGCACTTCGCCCCAGTGGTGGAAGGGCTCGTAACGCTCGTCGATCTCGCGGGCGAGGTGCTGCCGATCGAGGTCGACGTAGTTGATGACGTAAAGGATCACGCCGGTCGGCATGAATTGCAGACCGGCCATTTGCAGGTACATGGGCATCTCCCTGGATCAGCCGCCCGGCGGTGGCGGTGGGGGTGGTGGCGGTGGCGGTGGCGGTGGCGGCGGCGGTGGTGGAGGTGGTGGAGGTGGTGGAGGCGGCGGTGGTGGAGTTGGCGTAGGCGTAGGCGTTGGTGTCGGTGTCGGTGTTGGTGTTGGTGTTGGTGTCGGCGTCGGCGTCGGCGTCGGGGTCGGTGCGGGGGTCGGTGTGGGCGTGGGAGCTGGCGCCGGTGGTCGGTAGTTCGCCAGCGCGGCGGCGACCGCTGCATTGATCAGGACCTCGATCGCCTGCCTGAGCTGGTTGAGCGCGTTGCGGTCGGGTGCGAGCCCAGCGGCCAGGATGACATTGCGGATCTCCTCGCTGACCTGATAGAACCAGTAATCCCCCGGCGTGGTGGCCGGCGTATTGGTGGCCGGATTCCCGTCGGTCGGGTAGCCGATCGACGGATTGGCCGGCACGGCAGGTGGTGTTTGGGCGGCGTTGGCCTCCCAGACGCGGTTGTCCATGTGATCTCCTACGTGTAGCTGAAGAGCAGCGTGGTGTGGGCGGGCTTGAGCCGCCGCATCACGCACTCGAGCAAGGTGTTGCCCCAGGCCGCGAGCGGATCGGAGACGCGGCCGTTGACGGTGAGCGTGCTGCGCGTGTCCCCGAGGGGCACGTGAATCGTCCAGGTGTAAATCCAGTTGCTATTGGCCAGCGGGTTGTTGACCGGCGAAATGACGGTGTCGATTTCCTGCCAGCCTTCAGTGATCGAGATGGCGAAGCCCAATGCCCGCGCCACGGCGATGAAGTAACCGCGAGACTGGCCGCCGACCTGGATCAGCCGGGACACCAGCGTGGCCCGTCGCTGCGCAAACGTCTGCTGACTGCCGAGCGCTACCACGCACGGATCGGGCAAGCCCGCCACCCGCTGCCAATCGGGAAACAATTCGTTGGTGGTGCGCGGATCGGCCTCGTCGATGAGTTGCCAGCTTCTGGCATCGATCCGTGCCAGTTCCTGCGCGAGGCCCGTCAGCAGCCGGGTGATGGCCGCGTCGGCGTCATCGGTCCACGCCGGGCCATAGGGCAGGAGCTTTTGCAGCGACGCCAGGTAGTCGGCGGCGGCCAGTGGCTGGCTGACCTGCTGCGTCACTGCCATACCACCCTCCCCATGACCGGGATTTGGCCGGGCGACAACACGACGTTGGCGGCCGGAGTAACCAGCACGTAGTCCCATTCCTGGGCCGCAGAGGAAATCGCCGAGCGCATGTGCGACAGCAGGATCGTGCCGCCGGGCTGCCCCTCACGCGCCAGCAGATCGGCGAGTTCGGCCGTGATGGCCTGTTGAACGGCCAGCGTGTCCGGGCTCAATCCTTCGATCGCGAAATCGATCGGCACGGCGACCGGCGCATAGACCGTCACATGCGCGGTGACCGGGCGGACCGTGTCGATGAAGGCGGCGACGGCCGCGATCTGCGCGGCCGAGGGAAGGATCGCCGCGCCCGCGCCGTTGCCGTCGCAGACGAAGGCGACGCCCACCGTGCCTTGCCCGAATTGCTCGGCCACGACCCAAGCACGGGTGGCGCCGCCGCCGGGCGTTGCCAGGGTCCATTGCACGTAGTCGTTGGCGTCCCCGCCTTGCGGCGGTTGCTGGATGCGGTTGAGCAGCCGCTCGCGCAGACTGTCGTCGGACTCGAGGTCGCCGCCACCGGCAAGCAGCCCGAGCACGGCAGCGGTCTGCACGCCCAGCACCGGCGTGACCAGATTGGCCGTCTGCCCGGCGTAGCCGTTGCTGGCGGCAGACGGTGCGACCGCCGTGACGGTGGTCGTGGCCTGGAGTCCGCTGACCGTGATGTCCGCTGTCGTCTGGAATTGCGTGCCATCGAGCGTCTGCACCAGCGTACCGGCCGGGATGTCCGCTGCCCCCGGCGCCACCGTGAAGGTGATGGTGCCGGTGGCGGGTGTTGCCGCGAGACGCTGCACGCCCCAGATGGAGGCCCAGCGCTCCAGGAACTCGGCTTCGGCGGTGTCGATGATGATCTGGCGGCTGATCCATTCAATGAAACCGTACAGGCCATGGGCCACGCCGGCGAGCACGCGGGCATAGACCTGGGCGTCGGCGCGGCGCAGCACGTTGTCTTGCTGCAGCCGTTGAAACACGTCGTTCGTCGTGCGATTGATCAGGTCCGCGAGGGACGGACGGTTAAACATTCAAGAGACTCCAGAGGTTGTCGAACCTGAGCACCGCGTTCGCCGTGCCATCGGCCGCGAACAGCGTGCATTGCAGGGCCAGCGTCGACAGGCCCTGGCGCTCCGCACGCACGGCGATGCGGGCGGCGACGCCATCGTCGATCAGCCACTGCAGGGCCTCTTCGGCATAGTCCTGGGCTCGTTGCACCGTGGTCAGCGTGAGCTTCGCGCGCGCCAGCAGCCACAGGCGTGAGCCGATGCGGTCGTTGGCCACCGCCGGGTAGGAGTCGCCCCACCAGCCCATGCGAAACCCCTTCGGGTCGGGCAAGGTGTCGTCGGCATTGGCGCGGCGCCAGGTGAAGAGACTGATGAGCACGGCCCGCACCAGCGGATGGGCCTTGTCGTTGTCGATGTCCTGGAGCAGGCCGAGCGGGGTCGTCTGGCCGTCGAAGGTGACGGTCAGCGGCATGGTGTCGCGCATGGCTTATTCCTGCTGGTTCGGCGGGTTGGTGGTGAAGCCGTCGCCGTGGCTGTCGGTGCCGGCATGCGTGTGGCCGTTGTAGATCTCCCGCATGCCGGCCATCGTCTTGACACCACCCTGGTCACCGACGTCCTGTGCCGCCGTGATGCTGGCGTCGCTCGTGATGTTCTGGGTCACTTCCAGCGTGCCGACGATCTTGCTGTTCGCGTTGATCGTGAGGCCGGCCGCGAACGTCATCGATCCGCTGCCGTCACCTTGCATCACAACGGTCGATCCCGCCTTGTCAGTCAGCTTGATGCCGCCGCGCATGAGATAGACGGACTGCCCCTGGTCGTCATGCAAGATGACTTCGCCGCTCGCCAGGCCCTTGACCCGATAGCGACGATCGGCCACGCACACGACGACGCCATGCGAGCGGTCGCCATCGAGAAAAAGCGCGACGCATTCGGCGCCGGGCTGGGGATGGCTGGTCAAGCCATACGGCTCGAAATGCTCGACGTCATCCTTGGACTCGCCGGCCAACAGGCGCAGTTGCAGGCTCTGCATCTTGGTCGCCGCGTTGACCAGGGACACGCTGCCACGCGCGACCATGTTGGACAGGCGGCGCGCATAGGGCGCGACCAGGCGCGCGAAATCCGTCATGGATTGAACCTCATTCCACATCTCCCCAGGTGTCGGCGCCGCCGCGCTTGATGCCCTTGCGCGGCTTGGCCGCCTTGGAGCGGTAACCATCGGGCGGCCCGACACGCAATTGCGTGCGCAGTCCGTTGTCGTCGAGCAGGTAATGCGCTTCGGCGATGACCATGGTCTGGTCGAAGCCGATCAAGTCGTCCCGGACGCGTACCAGCAGGTTCGGCACCCACAGCTGTCCGTCACCCTGGCGCCAGCCAGCGACCGTATAGGTGGCTTCGAGCGCCTTGGCGGCCCGGTGCGCGCGCTCGTACAGCGCCCGGTCCTGGCAGGTGCCGGCGTCGGCATGGCCGGCTTGCTTGAGCACCAGCACCCGAAAGCGCTTGGAACGCGCATCCGTCAGACTCGCCGTCACCGGCGTGCCGGCGTCGGAGATCCCGCCTTCGAACTCGGCCTCGCCGTCATCGTCGCCTTCGACCTCGTTGGCAATGACGCCGAAGTCGCCGTCATTGCCCGCACGCTGGCCCTTCACGACGTAGCTGGACATCACCGCCTTGAAGTCGAGTTCGCAACTCCCCTCCCGGATGTTCTGGCCCAACTCGAGCGTGGTGGTGGCATTGCCGGCGCTGCCGACATCGATGAACACCAGGTCGCCCCGGGCGTTGTCGGTGGACAGCACATGGCGCAGGCGCATCAGCCGGTCGATGCTCTCGAACACGGTTTCCCCGACCTGGACGTGGTGCTCGGTGATCGGCGCACCGCTGTCGATCTCGGTCAGCACGCGCACGCCATAGGGCGCGGCCAGCGCGGCGGCAATGGTCTCCAGCTTGGCGTTGCGCCAGACGTTGGTGTTGGCCGCCGCCGGCTTGACGACCGTGCCGGTCTTGCCGTCCTTGCCTTTGACGTCCGCCCACAGGCCGTTGCCCGCCGGTGCTGCCCGCCCGGAATCGGGCGGGCAGCAGTCGACCAGATCGCAGGTGCGGCTGCGGCCCTTGACGGTGACGCTGACGCGCTTGCCGTCATACTGGATCGGGGTGGCATCGACATAGCCGGTCAGCACCAGGTCGTTGCCGATCAGCACCTGACAGGCATCGAATGGCCGGATACGGCGCCAGACCGGTGGTGCGGTGTCTGCGGTGGCGGCCGAGGTCGGTCCGGGCCAGCGGTCGGTGACTTCCAGCTCGAAGCTGCGCGCCTGCCGCTCGATCCCGGCCTCGATGCGGATCTTCTTCCAGCCGCCGAATTCCTGGCCGCCCACCACGAGGCGCACCTGATTCTCCGGCAGGCCCGCCGGATAGCCTGGATCAGTGCTCGCCATGTCAGGCCACGATCACGGAAAGCGCGCCGGGCGGCACGAAGCCGGGATGGCGGATGCCGTTGCGCGACTGGATCTCGGCATCGCGCGACGCATCCGCGTACAACTCGTAGGCGACGGCCAGCATCGGCATCGTCTCGGGCGGCGTCCAGGCGGTCAGACGAGCCGCGCCCTGCGCCCGGGCCGTCAAATCCACATAGACCGCCGCGCTCGCGGTCTGCAACGCCTCATAGGCGGCGTCCCCGCAGCGGCGCATCTCGGCGTCGAGCGTGGAGAGCAGCGCGTCGCGCACCGCCAGCATGCTGTCTTGCGTGACCTGTTGTGGGGCGACCGGCATGCCGCCCGACGGCTGGCTGATGCCGGCCTGCACGCTGTCCTGCTCGGTGCCCACCAGGGACGAAATGCCCACCGCTTGCGCGAGCAGGAGTTGCCGGCCCAGGCCGTAGAGCGCGACGGCATTGGTATCGATCTGCCGGCGTGACGGCGTGGCCGCCACGACCGGGGTGCGCGCCAGCATGGCGTTCGACGACGCCGTGCCGGTGAGCAGCTTGACCACGTTGGACCAGGCGGCGACGGCGCCCGCCGCGCCCGACAGGCCGAAGGCATTGAGCAGCGTCTGACCCAGCATCGCCGGATTGCTCAGAAAAGACGCCGCCTGGGTGACCAGGTTGGCGACCGAGGTGGCCTGCGATGTGAAGTTCGCGAGCACCTGCGCGATCTGCCCAGCCCCCACGAAACCCAGCATGGCGGCCAGTCGTCCTTGGGCCGCCGCCGCGACGAAGCTCTGAAAGCCCGCGACCGTGAAACTGCCCGCAAAATCCTGGATGGCCGCCGTGGCCAGTCCATCGGCCGCGAGCCGGCTGGCCGCCTGGGTGGAACTCGTCGGAATCGGGAACGTGAGTTCGCCCGATTCGACGAAGGACAGGGATACCGTCGCCACGCCCAGGCCGGAATCGAAGCGCACGCGAGCCGGTGCGGACAGGCACACCTGCATCGTTCCCAGCCAGGGATGCACGAGCGTCCCCGGCCCAGCCATCTCCAGAACTGAGAGCAGGCGATTGGCCTGATCGATGTAGTCCGCACCGATCAGAAAGGCGTCCAGCGCGATCTCGCGGGTGGCACGGCCCAGGTCCTCCACCCAGGGCATGTCGCGCTGGGGGTATTCATGGACCTGCACGCGTCGGCCGGCGCCGCAGTCGGCGCCATTGACCTGGAACACCACCCCGCGAAAGGATGCCGTATGCAGAGAGTCGGAATACTTGGCCATGAGAGGAATCCGGCGCTATGGCATAAGCAGCGCATGCGCGCTGTAGCCGGCATCGACATTGATCGGCATGGTGCCGCCGCGCACCTGTTCGACGCGTGAACCTGCAGGCAGGCCGTCGATCTTGATGTTCACCTGGCCCTCCACCTTGGCGGCGCCGGCAGCCGTCCCCAGCAAGGAGGGGCGGTTACCGGCAACCGGGGATGCCATCGCCCCCAGAGGCGTGCCCCGGGAGGGGTTGCCTGGCTCGGGGCTCGCCGATCTTTCGTCGCCGCCACCGATACCGAAGGCATGGCCCACGGCTTTGGCGGCATCGACCATCCAGCGCAGCTTGTCCGACAGCCAGCGCACGAAATCGCCGAACCAGGCTTTGAGCGGCTCCCAATGCTCGATGATCGTGCTGGCGACCCAGCCGATCGGGCCGAGGCAGGTGAGGATCAGTTCGGCATGGGCCTTGATCCAGTTCCAGAAGCCGGTGAACCAGCTTTTGACGGTGTCCCAGTTCTCATAAATCAGCCAAGCTGCCGAGGCGATCGCGAGAATGATGCCCAGCGGGTTGGCCATCAGCGCCGCACCGACGGCGCGAATGCCGCCACTGACCATCGCCATGGCGCCCGACATCAGGCCGCTCATCGACACCGTCGTGGTGGCGAGCAACGTCCACAGTGCGCGCAAGCGCCCAAGCGGGCCGGTGAGCAGCGTGGCCGCGATGCCGGTGCGCGCCATCGACAGCAGCGCCGCATTGCTCGCGACATAGGCCCGTGCCGCCATACCAAGAAATGCCAGGCCCGCGCGGCCGATGGCGCCAACCAGGCCGCCCAGGGCCATGATCGTCTGGGCATTCATCACGACCGCCAGGCCGATCAGCGCATTGCGCGGGCCGCCGACGAAATCGACCAGTTTGCCGATGCCCTGGCCGAAGGCCAACACACTGCGGGCCATGCCGCGCCAGTCGATGCTGGACAGCCAATGTCCGAGATCCTTGGCCATGCGGCCGACCTCGGCGGACACCAGCTTCTTGTTGGCTGCCATCCAGTCGTTGAAGCCATCGAGCAGCGGTTTGATCGCCGGCACCAGGCTCTTGGCGATGGTCATCTGGAAGCCCTTGCTGACCATCTCCAGATCGCGCAGCGACTTGGCGAATTCCCGCGATCGGTCGATATTCTCCTCGTTCATGACGCCCTTGAAGCGCGACATGCGCGCCTGGGCTTCCTCGATGCCCTTGCCGCCGGCTTCCAGCAGCGGCACGATCTCCTGCCACTTCTTGCCGAACAAGGCCATCCCCATACGGGCACGCACGGCCGGGTTTTCGTTGCGCACGAACGCATCGGCCAGTTCGGGCAGCACAGTCATGCCCGAACGCAGTTGACCGGACGCATCGCGCATGGCGATGCCCAGGCGAGCGAACAGCGCGGCGGCTTCCTTGCCTCGCCCGCCGGCCGCGCGCCCGAGCGTCAGGTTCAGCTTGCCCATGGCGCCTTCCATCTGTTCGACCGCGACGCCGTTTTGCTCCGCCACGTACTTCATGCGCTGGAACTGCTCGACGCTCATGCCCGCGCGCGTGGCGCCGTGGTGCACCGCCTCACCTAGTTCGGCATAGGTGTGCACCGCATCCTTGACCTTGGCGAGGCCGAAACCGGCCGCCAGGCCACCGGCGATCCCGACCGGCAAACCGAACTTGCCCGCCAGGCCGGAGGCGGACTTGCCGATGTCGGTGAGGTATTTGCGCGCAGCCTGCGCGGGGGCCTCGACCGACTTCAGGGCATGGATGAGGCTCTCCGCGTTGGCCGACAAAATGGCCTTGAGCTCGAAACGGTCAGACATGATTGGTTTCTGATTCGGATGCCGTCACTCGTCGCCCTGCAGGCGCTGCGCGATGCGCTCGGCCTGCCGGTTCCAGAGTTCGAATTCGGTGAGGGTCAAGCTCAGGACGTCGCGCGGGGATGTTTTGAAGAACCAGGCGACTTCGAAGACGCGCTCGGCGAACTGTTCGTCCGATCCGAGCCGTCTTCCCCGAAAAAACCCAGGACCGCCTGCGTCGCACGGCCAAAGTCACCCAGCGACAGGGACTTGACGCTGGACAGTGGAATCGACGCAAGGCGCGCCACGTAATGCGCCACCACGCCCATGCGCACTTCGACGGCGGCGTCCTCCATGCCATTGCCTGGCAGCAGCCGCATCGGTTGCCCCAGTTCGATCAGGTCCGCCGTGGTCGGCTGGCGCAGCACCAGGCAGGTGATTTCCTCGCCATGCGCCATCACCGGCGCGGACAGGGGGATGGTCAGTTCTTGGTCGCTCATTGGTTGTTACTCCACTGTCCCTGGCTTCCCGAGAACTCGATCTCGATCGTGCCGTCGATGGGTTTGGCTTTGGGCTCCCCGCGCACGAAGGCGTTGGAGAGCGTGTAGACGACGCCGTTGGCGAGTTCCGCCGTCACGGTCAGTGTGGTGTTGGTGCGCAAGGTGTTCACCGGAAAGTCCGGCGTGAACAGCGCCACCACCTTGATGTAGGGTTCCAGCGCCGTTTCCTTGTAGCCGGCCGGTCCGGACAGGCCCATGACGGCCTCGCGCTTGAACTCGGTCAGCGGAATCTCGATGTCGCCGGAGATTTCGAATTGGGCGCCGTTGACCTTGACGAAACAGATGCCCGCGATACGTTGAGCCATGGTTGCCTCCTGGTCAGCTGACGATCTGGTTGGCCGGGTACTGCAGTCGGAACTGGTTCAGTACCGCGAACACCCGCAGTTGATTGACGTAGTCGGGCGGGAAGAGGACATTGACCCGGTTGGGGTCCGTGGTGTCGCGCTCGACGATCAGGTACTGCTTGAAGGTGTCGAGGTTTTCGACGATGCCCAGGTATTCCATCTGCCCGTAGATCGCGCAGAGCTCGCCCTTGATGACGGCGGGCGTCACGATGGCCTGGCCGGCGGCGAAGCGTGTGCCATCACTCGCCAGCTTGTGCCGGGGATACTTCGACGTGATCACGCCCTTGAGCGCACGCAGCACGTAGGCCGAGGTGTGCAGGGTTTCCGAGTCGAGGTAGCTGGTGTCCGGCGCGCCGAAGGCGTTCTGCTGGTAGGTCGTGATCGCGCGCTCCACGCGCAACTGGCCGCCGGAGACGAAGCTCGTCGCGATCCCGAAATTGAGCAGCGCCTGGCGATCCTCGAACAGGAAGCGATTGCCGGCGCGCGGCGCGAGCAGGCCCAGCAGCGGCGTCGTCTGGGTGGGACGCGCCGGATCGGCGGCGATGTCGACCGCGTTGGCGCCGCCATAGGCTGCCGCGTATTCCCAGCAGGGATTCGGGCAATCGGCATCGATGGCGGCAACGGTGTGGTGCTGGTCGTTGCGCGTCATGCCGAAGGCGACCAGATCACTGAGCATGCCGCGCAAGGCGGTGTAGCCGTGTCCGTAGATCTGCTTGGCGTAGGACCAACGCCCGGTGATGTCGTTGAGTTCCAGCTGCAGGTCGTTCAGGGCCTGCGCCTGGCCATAGGGGTGGATGATGAAGTCGTAGGGGTCATCGCCCATGCCCGGGATGGCGGTGGCCGCCAGCGTCGGGTCGGTGGACCCACCCGCAAGCGTGGGGCCGGAATAACTCAGCGTCACACCGGCGGGCACGCGCTCACCGGCGCTCCACCCCAGGAAGGAGTCGAGGACGGTGATGTCGTTGGCCGTCTGCCCAGCCCACTTGCTGGTGAGCGTGACGACGGCCGAGCCCTCGGCGATCGCCGACATGGGGCGCACGGCGGCGAAGGCATACGCCCCCGTCGTGGCGGTCACCGGCAGATCGGCATTGGCGTTGATGCTGCTGACCATGTTGGCGGCGATGTTGAACGGGCTGTCACCCAGCTGGACGCCGACATTCACGCGCTGGCCCGCGATGTAGAGGGCGATGGCGCCCGCCGCGCTGGCGAAGCCGTTGATGACGATCGTGCCCGAGGCCTGCGAGGCAGCGGGGTCATCTTGTACGGGGATGCACCACAGGTTGCAGGAACCAGCATCCTGCAGCCGATAGCTGGCCACCATGCGCGCCAGCATCGATCCCTGGCCGAACAGGACCAAGGCCGACTTTGGATCGGTGACCAGCACCGCCTTGTTGGGCGTGGCTGTTCCCCAGGGAAACATCTGACCAATCAACAGCGCATTGAGCGCCTGGTCGCCCAGATTGGCCTGGCTGTTGTCCATCTCCGCGTAGAACAGCGGCACGCGCAGATTGGATGGAATGTGTTCGAAGGACACGCCGCTCATGTCGTACTCCTTGCGGAAGCCGCCGGTTCAGGTGCTACGGAGGTGGCTGGGGGCGGGCTGTTTGCCGCCGGTGCGGATGCCGGGGCCGGCGATGCAGCCGTTGACGCGGCCTTTGCTGCTTCCGTCGCCGCCGGGGTCGCAGCGGGAGGCGCCTCGCTCAGCGTGATATCGCCCTCATGCAGCCGGCGCTGCCAGTACTGGGTGTCCTGGCCGATGTTCTGGCCGGTGGCCGGCAACAGTGTCCTGGTTCCAGGGATGGGGACCGATCGGCCCGGTGTGGGAATGGCAAACATGCGTGCTCCAGTGCAAAAAGCCCGCGACGACGCGAGTCGTGGCGGGCGGTCATGAAAATCCGTCGTGGCCTGGGCAGCCAGGTCAGGGAACTGAAATGTCGAACTCGATGCGTCCGTCTGGGCCGTGCGTGCGCGGCGCGCTCACGGTAGCCTGGGCAAAGTCGGCGATCGGGTTGGCCGGGTAATCGGCCGTGGCGTCGAAGATCGGCCTGCCGACATCGACTTCCACGTTGGCGGCGGAGCCCGGTAGCCATCGACCTTGGGCATCCTCGGTGCCAAAGTCCGGCAAGGTGCGCAATGCACCGGCTTCCCAGCCATCGCTGGCACCGATCCACATCTGCGCGCCGAACTCGAACTGGTACCAGAGCCGCGCGCGGTCCATCGCCAGCAGGCTGCCGCCCTCGTAGAAGATGCCGTTGTAGTCGGTGGCCGGATTGACGGTGTTCACCGGCCCCGGCACCCAGCCGAGCAAGGCCCGCCAGATTTCGGCGCGGACGGCATGCACGCCATCGAAGGCAGATTGGCCCTTCTCATCGGCACGGTTGTCGAGCGCGATGATCACGCCGAAGCTGTCGGTCATCTCCTGCCCCACGGCGTTGAGCGCCTTGGGTGGCTCGGGACGGTCGTCGAGCGGGATGACGAAGGCGCACGGCACCGGCAACGCTGCCGCTTCCTGCACCGGCTTGAATTCGGCGGCACCGGCCACCCGGCCGCTGAACGACGGGCACAGTGCGCGCAGTTGCGCGATGACGAGTTCGAGTTGCATTACCTGGGCACCAAGGCGTGGCGCAGCGCGTCGCGCACCTGCTCGCGGATCTCGCTGCCGCGATTCGCCAGCGCCGCCGTCATGAAGTTGCCGCGCGCGGCGATGTGGCGCGCCGGGCTGCCGTAGAACAGCACGGCCGGGTAGTAGAAGCTGCCGGGAATCGCGCGCACACCCACCTTGACCCAGCCGCCCTTGGAGCCTCTGCCGATCACGCCGATGGCGCGGCGCATCGCGCCCGTCACTTCACCGGGGAACTCGCCAGGCTGGGACACCACGCGGCGGGACACCAGCGTGCGTGCCTCTTTGCGCACGACCGCCGCGCCCTTGACCAAGGCACGGCGCATGGCCTTGCGGTCGTAGTCGATCGTGCTGTGGAAATCGAGACCGACGTGCAGGCTGATGCCTGCCACCTGTCCGTCACTGCTTTGTTGAGTCATGGCGAATCTCACGGTGCGCTCGTGTTGAGCGAAGCGATGGCACCCAGATTCTTGGCGGTGATCCGGATGTAGCGGTCGGCATCCTGGAAGTTCTGCGCGTCGAGGATGCGATAGCGCCGGGCGCGGTACTCGATGACGCGGTCCTGCGAAAAATAGTCAGCCGTCGTCTCGGCGCTGTAGCGCACCCAGAAGTAATGCGTCGCTTCCTCCACCGTCGCCACGCCCATGCGGGAGGCAATGCCCCGGATGGGCTCGACCTTGGCCCAGCGGTTGATGCCGGCATCGAAGGTCTGATCGACGTTGAAGCTGGCATTGGGGACGTCGGTCCAACGCCGGATGACGATGCGACGGTTGAGCTCCCCGGTATCGGGGAGCATCAGCGCTTCGCTCATAGGATGGCGATCCGGTAGGGGTCGAGCAGCGCGTCCACATAGGGCAGCTTGTCCATGCGCCCGCGTGCGAAGGCCACTTCGCCGCGCTGGTTGTAGAGGCTGTCGACGCGCAGCTTGATCCAGTGCTTGATGCCCTCGGGCACCTGCGTCGAATCGCCATAGCCCGCCACGAACTGCACGGCGACCGCGCCGATTTGCGGCAACGTCGGCTGCCAGATCTGGCCGAAGATCGGCGTGATGCGGGTCAGATCGTCGGTGGAGGTCACCACGTAGTCCTCGGGCGGCATCGTCACCAGATTGAAATTCATGTCCTGGTAGACGATCGAAGTCACGGTTTGCACCGGCCCCTTCGGAATGAGGATGGCGTGCCCGGGGATCGAGTACGACAGACCCGCCGGCACGCCCATTAGGCTTGGCCCAGGGAAGGCATCGAGCACCAGGTTCCAGGTGGCCGGGAGCAACTGACGGTTGGTCAGCGTCTCGGCCATCTGCCGCGCACTGCTGATCAACGCCAGGATCAGCGCGTCATCATCCGGGATGTCGACGCGCAGATGCTGCTTGACCTCGGCCAGGGACACCGGCTCGGCGATGCCGGTGGTGGCATCGACGGCCGGTGGTGTCACCAGGTGAAATGGCATCAGCCTTGGGTGCTGGCAGTTGCCGTGGTCGCGGACGACGGCGCCGCAGCAGCCGGCTCGTTCGTCGAAGCGGCGGGCGCGTCAGGCGGCGTAGCGGTCGTCGCCTGTGCTGCCGGCGCCGCCGAGTCAGCGGAGGCTGCCGCCGCGCTTGCCTGGGTCCCGGTGGCGTCGGCAGGCTGGGCCGCCGTCAGAGACGGATCGCCAGGCGTATCGGTCGCCGACGGACTGGTCACAGGCGCTGCCGCCACCACGACGGCGGGAGCCGGCACAGGATCGGTTGCGGTGGTCGCCGGAGTCGCCGAGGACGCGCTTGCATCCGCAGCCGGAGCGGGATCTGCGGCGGGCGCTGCCGCCGTAGTCGCCGGTGCTACGTCTGCCGCTTGGGCGACCGGTGCGGTGTCCGGGGTCGCATCCGACACCGGGGTCGGGTCGGGCTGGGCCGGCTCGGCAGTCGCAGCGTCGCTGGTCGTGGCGGTGACATCGATCACCACAATCTCGGCGTGCCCGGCCTCCACATGCGACAGGGTTTCGTCGTCAGCCGGATAGGTCTGGCCCTTGGCGTACTTGACGGACTGCACGCCCGCGCCGTTGATGTGGAAGAAATCGATGAGATAGCGGATCACGTTCATGGAAAAGCTCCTTGTTGAGGGGGGTGAAAAAAATCAGGAATGGGAAGACCGTTCGCGACCAGTCGTGGCTCAGCCGGTGATCTGGGCGACGGATGCGGCGTTGAGCGAGCTGGCCGGCTCAAACCGCGCATTGATGCCCAGCAGCAGGCCCGCGATCAGGCCGGCGTTCGACAGCGTGATCTGCAACTGCACGAAGGCGTAGCCGTTGTTGGTGTCGAGCTCGTCGACCGAGCAATCGATCAGGGCCTGCACGTTGATTGCATTGCCGGCTGCGATCGGGGTGAGTGCCTTGGCCTGGCCATTGACGCCGGTGATCGGCTTGGCGCCGGTGCCGGTGGCGTCCAGTGCCTGCAGCAGCTGCGCATTGAGCACGCCGTTCGCGTTGGCGCCGGTATCGATCAGCGCCAGCAAGCGATGGACGTTGCTGACCGGGACCCAGGCGGATTGCGCGGCATTGGCATTGAGGGGGCCGGTGCGGCCAAGAATGGCGAACTGTTCCGAGCCTTTGGTGTTGGGGAAGCCCATGGGATGTCCTTCTGTGTGAGTGAAAAGATCAGCGCGCACCGAGCTGGACGAAGGGCGAGAGCGTGGCCGCGCCCTTGGCGGGCGACACGGCCTGCGCGATCTTGCTTTGCCCGTCCATGCGGAAGGTGGTGCGGAAGGCCACCGCGTCGGCGTCGAAATACAGATGCATGCTGGTGGCGGTCTGCAGGCCGCCCGCCTTGGTGATCGTGTGGTAGTACTGCAGGTCCACCAGCAGCACGTCGCCCTGGCTCGAGAACGGCGCCGGGTGCTGCGAGAAGATCACTGGCAGGCCCAGCAGCGTGTTGCGCTGCACCTGGGCGAGCGAGCCGCCGAGGTTGACCTGGTAGCCGATCGGCATGAAGGCCGGCATGCCGTTCCAGGTGATGCCGTACAGGGCGGCCTGGACCGACTTGTTGATGATCCACACGCCCTTGTTCTCCGAGCCGGGCATGAAGCGTGACTGCATGTTGAGCAGGTTCGTGAGGGTCAAGGTCTGGGTCGCTTGGCCCTGGTCCTTGGGCACGGTGATCACCGCACCGGACTGGAAGGCGCCCAACGGCACGCCATCGCCCTGGCCGTTCAGGATGGCCTCGTTGGTCTTCCAGCGGATACGCTCGGCGATCTGCTTGGGCAGGTAGGAGGTGAGCGCGTTGGTGTCCTCCAGCAGTTCCGAGGTGATGGGCACCAGCGCCATGAGTTTCTTCAAGCGCAGCGTGGTCAGGCCCAGTTGCGGCTTGGTGGCCTGGGCGACGGAGGCCTCGCCCTGCCAGTAGGCGCGCACGCCGTTCGATCCCCAGGGCGTGGTCTCGTCCTTCGGGAAGGACATGCTGTTGCCGGAGATCTCGACGTTGTCGGTCATCGGCAGCAGGCCGTCCTCACCCAGCGAGAGCGTGAAGATCTCCTGCGCGAACTGAGGCGGCACGGCAAAGCCGCCGTCCACGCCGGCCGATTCGTTGGCCGCCAGGCCGGGGGCGACGGCACCGATCCCGGAGCCGACCAGCAGCCGCTCGTCGACCACGCCGCCCGCGCGGCGCGCGATCTCGGCCTGTCGCACCGACTTCAGGAAGTCGCCGACGCTGGCAAAACCGCGCCGGGGATCGAGTTCGCGGTTGTCGCTGACGGTGATGATGCTCGCGCCTGCCGGTGCGCTGGCGGCAGGCGGATTGGGCTGCACGGCACCAGCCGTTGCCAAGGCCACGGCGACGCCGGCCGAGCGCGCCTCCTCCGCAACCAGGGTCATCTCCCGGTCGATGGCGGCGGAGGCCGTTTCGATCTGGGCGCGCAGGGTGTCGAAGCGGCTGGCCTCTTCGGCCGTGAGATCGCGATTCTCGGCAGCGGCGCCTTCCGTCAAGGCACGGGCGTCCTTGACCAGATTCGCTTTCCTGGCCTGAAGCTCTCGTAGGTGTTTGCTCATTGCGGGTTCTCCAAATGAAAAAACCCGCGCGGGTGAGCATCACCGGAGCGGGTATGAAAAAAGCCGCCGAGGTCACCCTCAAGCGGCTGTTCGTTGGGTCTGCCCAGTGACGCCGGGCAGGCAGAAAATCAAATCAAGGCAAGCGTGTTCCTGGCTTGCGTGAGGCGGGACGTGGCTCGACCTTGAGCACGTCCGCGCTTTTGCATCATCGTGACGACCTCATCGAAGGTAGCGATGCCATCGACCATCTTCTGCGTGAGCGCGGCATCCGCGCCGAGCACCCGGCCCTGGCCCATGCCCTCGCGCACACTGGCAATCGGCTGGCCGCGCCCCTTGGCGACGGCTTTCGTGAACGCGCCGTAGTAATCGTCCACGCGCGATTGCATGAAGCCGCGCGCTTCCTCGTCCAACGGCTCGTAAGGATTGCCTTCGACCTTGTACTTGCCGGCCGAGATCAGGGTGGGCTTCACCCCATCGGTGGCCAGCGCTTGCGAGTAATCGAAATGCGCCTGCCACACGCCGATGGAGCCGACCTCGCCACCGGGCGTGACGTACAACTCGGCGGCGGCACAGCCGATCCAGTACGCGGCGCTGGCCGCGAGGCTGTTGGCGATCGCCACGACCGGTTTGGCCGCGCGCGCCGACTGGATCTGGTCCGCGAGTTCGGCGACGCCGTAGACGCTGCCGCCCGGACTGTCGATGTCGATCAGGATCTGGCCGACCGAGTCGTCAGCGAGCGCCTGGCGCAAGGCGGCACCAAACATCTGCGTGCTGGTGGTGCCCGGGCCAGAGACGTCGTCGACCATGTTGCCGCGCTGGGTCACCACGCCATACAGCGGCAGCACCGCGATGCCATTGCCACCGGCGGTCTGCGCCGCCTGGCGTTTGAGCTGGCGTGCGTCACGGTCGGCCATCACGCGGGCCAGGATGTCGTCGCCGGCCGGCTCGTTCCTGGCCCACCGCCCGAAGACGGCGGTCAATGCATTCAGTCGTTCCGGCATCAAGGCCCACGGCGTGGCCAGGAACTCGGCCAGCAGCAGTTCACGTTTCATCGTCATCTTCTCGGTCGTTGATCTTGTTCGGCTGCGCGTTGTCGTCATCGGGCGGCGGCGCCTGGAACGGCTGCTGGTTGGTGCCGGTCGCCCCCATGTTGAGCGCCACCAGCGGCTCGTCGAGCCCTGGCAGCGGCGCATAGTTCTCGGCCAGGCGCACTTCGTTGCGCGTGAGCGCGCCCATGCTGACCATCGCGGAGTAGTAGGTCGCCCGGCTGTTGGCGTCGCCGCGCATCAAAGCGGCGAAGTCGAATTCGCAGTCCAGCCCTTCGTTGTCGAGCATCAAGTCGGCGCGGATGCTGGCCTCCCAGCGCTCGGCCCAGGGACGCATGGTGTAGCGCACGAACTCGATCGACTGCTGCTCGATGTTGTTGTTGGTCGCGCGGTCCAGGTCCGCAATCATGTGCGGCGGCACGCGGAACAGGCGCGCGATATCGGTGACCTGGAACTTGCGCAGCTCCAGGAACTGCGCCTCCTTGTTGGTGACGCCGACCTCGTGGTACTTCATGCCCGCTTCCAGCACCAGCACCTTGCCGCGATTCATCGCGCCCTGCGCGTTCTGGTAGGACTCGCGGAAATTGTCTCGGGCGGGCTTGTCCTTGAAGGTGCCCGGATATTCGATCCAGCCACCGGTGGGCTTGGCATCGTTGGCGAAGAAGCGCGCGCCGTAGTCTTGGGCGGCTAACGCCAGGCCAAAGCTCTCGCGCGCCATCTCGATCGGCGACAGGCCGATCATGCCGTCAGAGGACAGTCCACGTAGATGCCAGACCGCGCCGCGCGGCAGGATGGTCTGGTTGCCGAAGCGGTCAAGGATGCGATAGCTGTACTCGTCGGCCTGGGTATTCGAGAGCACCAGACTGACTCGGTCCGGGTGGATCGGGATCAGGTCGGTGATCTCGCCAGCGGCATTGCTGACGATGCGACAGAACGCATTGCCGCGCAGCGCCAGGTGGCCCATCAGCATCTCGCGCCACTCGAACGGGTTTTGATACCGGTTCGGGCGGATATGGAACAGGCGGTACAGCCAGTGGTCGCGCACTTCCACCTTGCCGCGCTTGGAGCCGGGTCGATAGAGGATGAACGGCAACGAGGCCATGCTCTCGGCCAGGATGCGCACGCAGGCATAGACGGCGGAGAGCCGCAGCGCCGACTCGGACGAGATGCGCGCGCCGCTCATGCTGCGCACGGTGACCGGCTCGAACCAGAACGATCCCCACGGACTGCGATCGTCCGAGTCCGAGCGTGGCCCGAGACGTCGGAAGAAGTCGGCGACCTTGCCCATCACAGCACCATCAGCTCGTAGCTGCTGTCGATCACGATGCCGTCACCCGGTTTGATCGCACGCGAGATCGCCATGATCAGAGCGACGATGCCGTCGATCTTGTTCTCCGGGCGCTCCTTCCTCGGGTAAATGTTGTCCTTGGCGTCCAGATGCGCGACCACGTTGGAGGCCATCCAGGCCAGTACCGGATCGCCGTCGTGCACCAGCTTCCTCTGCAGCACAAGCGCCTCCAGGGTCTTCATCGGCTCGCTGAAATTGAGCACCGTCGGCCGCACCTCGATCATGGGCAGGCCCTCAGCCAGCATGCGGGTCGAGAGCTGCGTGGCCTGGAACGGGTCGAAGGCCACGGCCTGGATCTGAAAGCGCGAGGCCATCTCCGTCAGGTCGGCCTCGATCCAGCCGAAATCGATCACATTGCCGGGCGTCACGGTCAGCCGCCCGGTACGCATCCAGCCTGGGTACTGGCTGTTGCCGGCGGCCTGGACCGTGTCCTCGGGCAGGTAGTACTTGCCGAACACCGCGTAGGCATCAGCGATGTCGGGATGCTGGAACACCAGCACCAGCGCCGCGATGTCGGTCTTGCTGGCCAGATCCAGCCCGACCCAGCAGGGCTGGCCCTCGAAGGCGTCGAGATCGAGCGTGGAGTCGCCGCAGGCGTCCCAGGCCCGCATGTCCATCCACGCCGTGTCGGCGTTGACCCACTCGTTCAGGTGCTTGGTCTTGAAGTTGTTGATGGCGCTGGGCAACTGCATGGCCTTGGCCTGCAGCGGTCCCAGCACCTCCGGGCGCACCGAGATGCCCCAGTTGGGATTGGCCTTGATCAGCGCCGGCTCGGTATCCCAGGCGTCGCCGTCATCCAGCCCGTAGATGATCCCGAACTGGGTGTCGTCCTGGATCACCCCGTCGAGCAGCTTGGTGACGAAGGTGCGCACCTCGTAGCAGATGCCGGCGCGGTTGCTGCCGGCGGTGGTGATCACCCAGAGCAGTGAGTTGTCGCGTTTACCGGTGCCGGTTTCGACCACGTCATAGACCGTGCGCGTCTTGTGGGCGTGCAGCTCATCGACGCAGCCGAAGTGGATGTTCAAGCCGTCCAGCGTCGAGCCCTCGGCCGACAGCGCCTCGAACTTGGAGCCGCTGGCCAGCACATGCATGTTGTGCGCGCCGACGTTCACCGCGAAGCGGCTGCGAAAGCCGGCACTGCGCCGCGCCATGGTCTGCGCGTCGCCGAACACGATGCGCGCCTGGTCACGCGTGGTGGCCAGTGAATACACCTCGGCGCCCCCCTCGCCATCGGCGGCCAGCATGTACAGGCCCACCGCCGAGGACAGCGTGGACTTGGCGTTGCCGCGCGGCACCTCGATGTAAGAACGGCGGAACCGTCGCTTGCCGTCGGACTTCACCCAGCCGAACACCGTCGAGAGGATGAACACCTGCCACGGTTCCAGGCTGATCGGCTCACCGGCCAGCGGCCCCTTGACGTGCGGCAGCCGCTCGATGAAGGCGCACAGGTTGTCGGCGGGCTGAAAGGTCCGGCCTTCCTTGTCCTTCAACTTCGGGTTGAAGCGGTAGGGGCTGGCCTTGCCCGTGTACCGGGCCAGATCATCGAGCTGCCGGCGACAGGCCTGTTGCACCCAGCGGCAGGCCAGGATTTCTCCGGCCACCACCGCTTCGGCGTAGCGACGAGCGACGGTGGCGTAGTTAGAGCTCATCGGGCGAGAAATCCAAAGACTGGCGAACGCGCCGGACGGCCCCAAGGTCGCCCATGCGATGGCTTTGGCGCGGATGCTGTCGCCAATGCCGTCCGATGACGGGCAGGTGCAGCACTTCGCCTGCCTTGGCAACCAGCAGCGTCAGCAGCCAGTCGGAAAAATTGTTGATGTCGGTGGTTTCTTTCAGCACGGCTTCGACGGCCCATCGACGCATCACGATCAGGCCGTGCACATGACTGGCGCTGCCCTCGTGCTGCTGGCGGCTGTAGGGGAGGCGCCGCATAGCAATGTCTCGTCCACGTTCGTCGGTCAGCGTTTCGTCGGTGTAGGCCATCACGGCCTGCGGGTTAGCATCGAGCGCATCAGCCAGCTGAGTGAAGGTGCTGGCTTCGTACCGGTCATCGGGATCGACGAAGGACACCAGGGGCAAAGTGCCTTGCATGTAGCCAGCGGCACGCGCCTGGCCGATGCGACCAGGAATTCCCGGCAAGACGTGCAACTGGATCGGTGCGCCCGCGAGGCTGGCGATGCAGGCCTCGCGCCATTCATCAGGCTCGTTGAGGGTCAGCAGATGAACATCGATACGCGCTTGGGTTGCCATCATTCCATCTATCCCGCGATGTCCGCCCAAGGATCGAGATCGTCCTCAGCGGCTTCCATGGGCAGCGTGACACGGGAGCGCGATGCCGGCGTGAAGCCCATCTCGGTCGCGGCCTTGGTCATGATCTGCGCCTGTTTGTTGGCAATGGCGAGGTACGGCGACTGCATCGGCACGCCAGTGTTCGGCGCCTTCACGAGCAGTCCGGTCTTGCTGATGCCGGCCTGCGCTTTGCGGTACAGATCAGCGGCGCAGGCCCACACTTCAAGGACCGACATGTCGAGTTTCTTGAGCAGGTGCGGCGGTGCGCATTCCAGCGCATAGCGCCAGGCGGACTTCGCGCCCTCGCTCATGTACTCTGGTGGCTCGACCAGATCCCCTTGCGGCTTGGGCTCCCGCAGGTTGGTGCGGCACTTCTGCAGCGTGCCCTTGATTTGCTTGACGGTGGTGGGCAGCGGCTTGCGTCCGGCCATTGGATTCGGGTCCTCGCAGGGGGAGTCCCCCCTGTTTCAATTTGCACGCGGAAAAATTTGACGGGGCGCGCGGTCTTTTGCGAATCGCGCCCAAGGATTTCACCCCCTACCCGGGGGCATCAAAAGCTGTCGTTGCCGGGCGCCCCAGGCTTGAACGCCGGGTCACGCGGTTGGCGCGACTCCTGGGCCGTTTTGAGCACGTGGCAGCGGTGGCAGATCGCCTGGCAGTTGTCGGGGTGGTCGGCGCCGCCTTGTGACTTGGGCACGACGTGGTCCACCGCCACGGCCGGCGTCAGGCGTCCGGACCGTTTGCACGGCTGGCACAGCCCTTGGTCGCGTCGCATGACGAAGGCGCGCAGCTTTTGCCACTTCGCGCCGTACCCGCGCTGATGCGCACTGCGACGGTCCTGGTACCAGCCGACCTTGTTCCGCTGATGTTCGGCGCAGTAGCCGGAGCCGTCCTGGACCAGCTTGCCGCAACCGGGGTGGCGACAGGGCGTGGGGGCTTTGCGGGGCATCGATGGCCTGTTCAAGAAAGAAGCGACGAATGCGCCGAAACGACTTGTCTTCGTGGCGGATTGAAGCGTTCATGCGAACACCATCAACCACGTCGACGGAGATCCAAATGACCACTCAGCTCACACCCGCCCAACACGCCATCCTGGCCTATGCCCATCAACACACCGAGGGCAAGATCACCTGGTTCCCGGACCACATCAAAGGCGGCGCGCGCAAGAAGGTTCTCGACGGACTGTCCAACCGCACTCTGATCACGAACACCGGCGACGACTGGTTCATCGCCGCCGAGGGTTACGAGGCGCTGGGCGTACCGCGCAAGGCGCCGGTCAGCGCCAAGGCGATCGACGAGGCCATCGAACAAGCCAAGCCGCGCACGCGCGAGAACAGCAAGCAGGCCCAGGTGATCGCGATGCTCAAGCGACCGGAGGGCGCCACCATCGCGCAGATCGTTGAGGTGACTGGCTGGCAGCCGCACACGGTGCGCGGCACCTTTGCTGGCGCCTTCAAGAAGAAGCTGGGCCTGACGATCACGTCGACCAAGGTGAACGGCGGCGAGCGGATCTACGCCATCACCGGCTGATCCGCCTCCGGCACCGTTCCGAATTTCGCGCCATCACTGGCGCGTATCGCTTCTTGCCCCGTGTAGTCCTGCCAGCGGCGCACGATCACATCGACATACTTCGGATCGAGTTCGATCAGACGGGCACGGCGGCCGGATTTTTCGCAGGCGATCAGCGTGGAGCCGGAGCCGCCGAACGGATCGAGCACGATGTCTTTGGTCTTGCTGCTGTTGCGCACCGCGCGCTCGACGAGTTCCACCGGTTTCATGGTCGGGTGCAGATCGTTCTTGGCCGGCTTCTTGATGTTCCAGACGTCGCCCTGATCACGGGCGCCACACCAGTAGTGATCGGTGCCGTCACGCCAGCCATAGAGGATCGGCTCGTACTGGCGCTGATAGTCGGCGCGTCCGAGGGTGAAGGTGTTCTTGGCCCAGATGATGAAGGTCGACCAGCGACCGCCGGCAGCGCGGAAGGCCGATTGCAGGGTGTCGAGTTCGCTGGAACTCATGGCGACATAGACGGCGCCCTTGGTGACGCCCAAGATGTTCTGGCAGGCGGCAAGCAGGAATGCTTCGAAGCCGTCGCCCAGGTTGTCGTTCAGGATCGGACGATTCTTGCCGCGCAATTTGTCCTTGGCCGTGTTGGCGTAGTTCACGTTGTACGGTGGATCGGTGAAAGCCATGTCCGGCAATTCGTCACCGAGCAGCAGCTTGTAGTCGTCCGTCTTGGTGGCGTCGCCACACAGCAGATTGTGATCGCCCAGCAACCACACGTCGCCCGTTTTGGAGATGGGTGTTTCAGGCACTTCCGGCACAGCATCGTCGTCGGTGAGCCCGTCCTTGGTAGCTTCGTCGCCTGCGATCAGCGCTTCCCATTCGTCGGGAGAAAAGCCTGTCAGGCCGAGGTCGAAGCCGGCGTCTTTCAGCTCGGACAACTCAATGCCCAGCAGTTCGTCTTCCCAGGAGGCGTTGTCGCCGATCTTGTTGTCAGCCAGGATCAGCGCCCGACGTTGGGTGTCCGTCAGATGCTCCAGCGGGACGACCGGAACCTCCGTCATGCCGAGCTTGCGGGCAGCCAGCAGGCGACCGTGGCCGGCGATCACATTGTTCTTGCCATCGATCAGGATCGGCGCACCCCAACCGAACTCGCGGATGCTGGCGGCGATCTGCGCGACCTGGGCATCCGAGTGCTGCTTGGCATTGCGGGCGTACGGGATCAGCGAGTCGATCGGACGGTAGTGGATCTGCAGCGCGCTCATCGGCATTCATAAATGAAAAGCCCGCCGAGAGCGATGCTCCGGGCGGGCTACAAGTCGATTCGATGCGAGACACAGCTCTCGCAACCATAGAGAGAATTTACCCTCGATCGCCGCAAAACGCGACACGCCGGAAAGCGTGCAATCCCATCAAGCGTTAGCAATGGCTGGCGCTCGTTAGCAGCCACCAGCAACTTCACTTAATTTCCCGATGCCAGATGGAGTGCCACGAGATGCAGGGCCATGTCCCACCGTCGTTGTGCCGTGCGCGGTGCACAACCGAAGCGCTTGGCGATCTCTGACCAGCGATACCGCTCCGCCCGCATCCACACGAGGTGTCGTTGGTCCATCTCCAAACACTGCACCCATCGCATGACCTCCAGCATTCTGTCGACATCGGCAGGGCTCGGCGGAAAACGGATGGGTGCAGGATCGTCGGAGGCCAGGCGTTCGAACTCCGTGCGCACGATCGTCGGCCAGACGTTGAAATAGCCTTGCACCCGCACAGGGGGCAATCGATGTGCAGTGCGTGCAGCCTCGACAAAACGATCTGCAAGTTCATCGATGCTCCATTCAGCCATGGCGACGCTCCTTGTTCCCATACAGGCGGTTGCCAATGCGACGGAGCAGCTCACGCTCGGACCAGTCGAGTCGTGTGTCCTCGGGTGAAATGACGAGGATGTGCTGGTCGAGCCATCCCTCGCGTTTGATCTCTTCGGGATCTCGTCGGGGCTCTGGCACGAGCCGTCCCAGCGGGCTGCGGTACTGAGGTGTGGGGATCTTCATGTCACACCTCCTGCCCATCGTGGTAGATCTGGATGGCCCAGTGCAGGATCGCCAGGGCATCGGCCTCGTTGTCATCCGTAGGCGCATATCCAAGAAGCCGGGCGGCAGCGATCATGTCGTCCTTGCTTGCGTTGCCTTTGCCGGTCGCGTGCTTCTTGATCGTGCCAACCGGAACGCCCTGGTACGGGATCTGATGGTGTTCGCACCAGGCAGTCAGATGGGCCATGAAACCGCCGTAGGCGTGCGCGGCATCGACGCCGGCATGACGACGGACCTCTTCGAAGAACACGGCATCCAAACCATCAGCAACCTGCTTGAGTTCGGTGAGCCAGCGTTTGAAGCGGAGGTAGCGCATGCCGCCACCCTCGAAGCGCTGTGGCTTGAACCCTTCGGTTCCACTGCTGATGTCGCCGTCACGGTCCAGCAGAGCCCAACCGGTCTGGGTGCCGAGATCCAGCGCCAAGATCGCGTTTCCGTTCGCCGGCAGACCGCCCCCATCCCGACCTCCAGGCAAACCTCCACGTAAGGTAGAGGGAACTGCTGTTCCCTCTCCTACGTAGTAGGAGGGGGAGTTTTCGCCAACTTGGAATTCCCGGAAAACCCAGTATCCATGCGGGTTTGCTGAAGTTGGCAAGTTGGCGGCGCTGCCAACTTGCCAATTTGCCGACAACTCCGCAAGGCGTTGATTTGAAATGGATTGAAGTTGGCAGGTGTTTGCCAACTTGCCGACGTCGGCAAAAAGCAGGGGGAAGTTGGCAACGGTTTTGCCAACTTGTCGATGCGTGTTCATGCGGGCTCCTGAGGATCGTTGATGTCGTCTTGGTAAACCCACACCTCGGGGTTCTCGACCGGCAAGGCGGCCCCCGATTGCGGGCATTTGAAGTGGGTGGGCTGTACGGCGAGTTCGCGCAACGGCACTTCGCCGGTGTCTGGATCGGGTTCGCCAGCGACCGAGCGCAGGACCATGCCTTCCACGCAGAGGTAGCCGAATTTGGTGCGGGCTGGCGGCAGGCCGTAGTCGACTGCATTGCGGAAATACTTGATGTAGCCCTGCGTCGAGAGCGCAGAAAGCCGCTCGCGGATCGTGCGCTCGCCGCCGAGCCCCGCCTTGCCTTCGAAGCCTTCGGCGAACTGATTGGCGGTGTAGCAGCGACCCTGCGCAGCCTCATCGAACAGGATCTGCAGGATCACATCGCGTTTGCGGCGGCGTTCGGCATCGAGCCGCTGGCCATACTCCTGCATGACCAGCCGCTCATTGGGTTCGACCTCGCGCCACTCCCCCTGCACCTTGTCCACGTGCTTGAGGGGGATGCCCGGCCCATTGCGCAATTCGAAGATGAGCTGCCGCGTCGTGCGCAGCTCGTCGGGCCGATACAGCAGCATTCCGCTCGAGTAGTAGCCGCGCAGGCTGCCGGCACCGGCCAGAGCCTGGAACGGGTCCTCCTCGAACTGCTTCTTGCCCAGCTTCCTCGTGTGGTGGGCCAGGATCACCCCGGCATCCGGATTCACCGCCTGGCGAAGCCGGTCCACCCGTTGCGAGAGAAAAAACAGCATCGCGCCGTTGTCGTTCTCGCCACCGGCGTCGCCGCCATCGAACACATTGCGGATGGGATCGATGGCGATGATGTCCGGAGGCTCGCCACCAAACGCATTCGCAATGGCAGGAATCACCTGCGCGAGGCCGGCGTCGTCCAGCACGAGGCGCAGCTGGGGCGTGGCCACGAAGTTCGCGCGGGCATCCAGGAGCCGGCTGGGTGGAATGCGCAGCTCTTTGACCCGTTCGCGCAGGTAGTGGTACTGCACCTCTGCCTGCAGGTAGAACACGCGCAAAGGGCGTGACGGGCGCATGCCGAGAAAGGCGGCACCAGCGGCCATGTGGGTCAGCCAGGCCAGCAGGAAGTCGCTCTTGCCGACCTTGGGCGCGCCGCCGAAGACCAGCATTCCGGCCGGCGTCAGCACGCGCGGCGAGATGAGATCAGGCGGCAGCGGCGAATCGTCATCCAGCAGCGCGCCCAGCGTGAATGTCGGCAGCATCGGCAATGCCGCCTTGACCACGCGGCGCTCGCCCTGCGCGATGAACCCATCGCAGTCGAAGCCTTCGGCGACGGCATCAGCCGCGTCCCACTTGTCGGGCTTGTCGGATGGCGGCACCAGAATGGCTACGGAAGCGCAGCCCGCCGCGACACAAGCGCGTGCGGCGTTCTCGGCGTAGTCCCAGCCCGGCGCGTCGCGGTCTGGCCAGATCAGCACCGAGCGGCCAGCGAGCGGTCGCCAGTCGGTTTTGTCGATCGGCGCCCTGGCCCCGTTCATCGCGGTGGTGGCCGCAATGCCGCAGGCGATTAGCGCATCGGCGCATTTCTCGCCCTCGACCAGCACCACGTCCTGCAGCTTTGAGATTGCCGGCAGGTTGTAAAGCGGGCGCGGATCGGGTGCCCGCCACATCCGGGCGCGCACGTCCCAGGGGCGGTACTCCTTGCCGGTCGGTGGGTCGTAGCGGTACACACAGGCGATCAGCTCGCCCTCGGGCGTGAGGTAATCCCATTTCGCGGTGTAGGGGCCAAGCTCATCGACAGCAACGGTACGGACCGCGTGAGGAGCAATGGACTGCGCAGGCGGTGCGACTCCCAGCCACTGGCGAATCTCCGTGGCAAGACGGGGAAAATCCTGGCGCGTGGACAGCCCCTGGGATCGTGCCCACAGGTCGATGACATCACCGCCATCGTCGGTGGCGAAGTCCTTCCACAAACCGCGACGAGCGCCGTCGAGCTCGACGACCAGGCTTTTGCCGGGTGAGCCGTCGGTGTCGCCGACATAGAACTTGCCGCCCCGCATGCGGCCTTGGGGGAACAGGTAGTGCAAGACGGCTTCGAGCCGATCCAGCAACCCGGTACGCAACGTCTCCGTGTCATTTACGAGTTCATTTCGAGGTTCGGCCGCGTCGTTGAAGTCGAGCCACACGATATCGTTCGTCGTCACGTCGCCCCCCAGCAGCGGTCTTGCCAGGAGCACGACTTGCACTCGAAATGGGTCGGGGTCGTTGCATGGCGTGGCAACAACTCGCCGGCATCGGATGCGGAAATGACCCGGACCGCGCGATCGGACATGCGCTGGGCCAGTCCGCCGTCAAACGGCACCAGCTCGAACCAGATCTCCTGCGAATCCTTGTTGATCGCGGTGAACAGCGCGGGGTTGCGCGATATGCCGGGAATGGCGGCTTCCATGTAGGCCTGGTAGATCGCCATCTGCGCTGCGTACACCGGCTTGGACCGGGCGACGCCGAGCTTGACCGTGTCCCGCCAGGACTTGTCGTTCATGGTCTTGCATTCCCATAGCGACGGGCACCGGAGCCCGAGCTCGCCTGGGGCGGCGTTGATCACACCGTCGACATGGCCCTGGATGCGGCCGCCCGCCACGGAAAAGCCGAATTGGCCTCCGCCGGCCTTGCGGGTGTACAGGTCGAAGCCAGCCAAACGCAGCCAGCGAACGGCCAGGTCTTCGAGCGCATGCCCGACCTCAAACACGCGCAGGATGCGACCGGGAATTTCACGGCCGGGATCGACCGGCGTGCGCAGGTACTCGTACTGCAGCGCGCGCTCGCAGGCCACACCCAGCCGCGAAGCGCCGAGGTAGGTGCGCGGTGCCTGTCCATCACGATCGCTAGCGAGGGCGGCATCGATGAGAGCGCCGATCTGTTCGTGAATCTTGGGGCGGTGGTTGAAATCCAGCATCAGAACGGCACTCCCTTCGGAGCGGCTTGACCTTGACGGGCCAGGCGCTCCTCCAGGAAGGCACGATCCTTGGCGGCCATGCGCTCGTGCTCTTCGATCATCTGGTCCTGATAGGTGGTGACGACGACATCGATCAGGGTCAGCACCTCATCCCGCGTGTAGTCCGCCAAGGGCCGCTCCATGCCGATGGAGCCGACGTACTCACCCAGCGGCGACAGGCACGCCCGCATGGCTGCCAGTTCCATGTCACTCGGATCGATCATGCGTGCCTCCGTCTTGGTCATCAATTTGCAGAACGCGTCCTGGCAACGGCGCGAACAGAACACCCAGCGATCTGAGTAGCGTTGTGGGTCGCCCGGTTTGAACCGAGGGTTGGACCAGCCATAGCCCTTGGCCTTGCGGTAGCAGATCGCGCATTTCAAGCGGCCTCCCGATGGCTTTCGTTGGCCGCGACCACTAGCCGCTGAATTGACGATTTGTTGAACTGGAACGCCAACAAGGCCGATGCCTGGTAGCGGGTCATGCCGAAGTCCACCCGCATGTGCTCTGGGAGGTAGCGCAGTTGCTTGTCGGTCGGCGGCTCGTTCAGCCAGCGCCGGGTCTTGTGGGCGGAGTCGGCGGATTCGTGGTCGTTGAGCCAGTCGTCGGCCTTGGCCATGCACACCGTGCGCTCGCCGACGGCCAGCAGGTGTGGCCTCAAGTCTTTCCCGCCGCCGACGGCGTGCCAGCGGCCATTGAGATAGAAGATGCCGCCCCATGCGCTGAACCCCGTGGCCATCAGCGCGTCGTCATGCCCGAACAGGTCGCACCAGCGGAAGTTGGAGCGCTTGAGCAGATCGATCTCGCTCATGACGAAGTCCGTCAGTACGCCAAGCTCCTGCGGCTCGCGCTCCCACACGTGGCCGCACAGGGGGCACTCCATGCAGGCCAGCGGAACGATGGCACCACACTCCGGGCAGTCCTTGGTCGGCGCATCACCGTCGCCCGGATGCCCGTCGAGGTTAATTTCCTGTTCGAGAGATCCGTGCATCAAGCTGGCCGTACCGAAATCCAGCACGATGCAATCGGTCTTGATGACGCCCGGGAACTCCTCGGGGTCCACGGTGCGCAGACCACGGCCGACCATCTGGATGAAGGTGGACTTGTAGGAACTGGGACGCAGCAGGACGACGCAACTGGTGGGCGTGTAGTCATAGCCCTCGGTCAGCACCGCGACATTGACCACGACCTGGGCGTGCCCGGACTCATACTCGGCCAGGCGCGCTTTGCGATCGGCGTCGGACAACTCGCCGTGGATCAGCACGGCGTGTATGCCCGATTCGACAAAGGCATCACAGACGTTCTGCGCATGGGCGACCGTGGAACAGAAGACGATGGTCTTGCGCGACGACGCATTCGCCTTCCAATGCTTGATCACCGCCTCGGTGATCAGGCGCTTGTCGAGAATGGAGGCGACCTCGTCCATGTCGAAGTCCATCGCGGTGCGGCGGACGTTGCGCAGTGCGTCCTGTACGCCGACGTCGATCACGAAGGTGCGCGGCGGAACGAGGTGCCCGGCGGCGATCATTTCGCCCAAGGTGATCTGGTCTGCCACGTTGGAGAAGACCTCGCGCAGCCCCTTGCCATCACCGCGATTCGGGGTGGCGGTCAGGCCGCAGACGCCAGCCCGAGGATTGCGGGCCAGCACCGTGTCGATGACGGCGCGGTAGGTCGGTGACGAAGCGTGGTGCGCCTCGTCGATCACGAGCAGATCCAGGGTAGGCATCTGGTCGAGGTGCGTCTGGCGCGACAGGGTCTGCACCATCGCGAACGTCGCTTGGCCGCGCCAGGACTTCTCGTTGGCATCGAACACCGACGTGCTCATGCTCGGATTCACACGCGAGAACTTGTCGCGGTTCTGACCGGTCAGTTCAGTGCGATGGGCGAGGATGCAGGCCTTCGCATCGGGCTCGGCCAACACCCTGCCGGTGACTGCCGACAGCATGATGGTCTTGCCCGACCCGGTCGGTGCGACAGCCAGCGTGTTCCCGTGCTCGTCGAGCGCCGCAAGCGTGCGCTCGATCAGGAGGGATTGGCGGGGACGGAGCATCATGAGATTAGCCCTCCGTCACTGCGCCCAGCTGGGGCGGCCCGAAACGGGTGCTCGGCCGGTGGCCTGTGCATACGCGTTGGGAGCGCTGGCAGCGGGGGACGTAGGTGCTGGCTGACGCGCACCGCCCATCAGCGCGGCGTAGTCCTTGTGGTCCGGCGTGACGGCGGCCTTGATGACGCTCTTGTCCTGACCGTTCTTGTCCTTCTCCCAGTCGACCTTGCCCAGGAACTCGATGCCATCCAGATCGGCGAATCCACCGATGCGTCGCGCGTTCTGTGCGGCAGGGCTGTTGTCGCCGGGGTGCACCCCACGCGCCGAGTTGAGGACCGCCTTGACGAAGGTGCGGCCCATGTTGGCCCATTCCGGCCCCTTGGGGCTGTGCAGGCCGATGAGCGACCACATCTTGCGGCGGGCGAACTCGCCGTCCGTCACGACGAACTCGCAGCTGAGGTAGACCGAGCCGGTCTCGGCATTGCGGGTGGCATAGCCGCCAGTCCACCCTTGCGACGCGTCATCGAAGCCGCCCGGGCGGATGGTCATGCGGACGCGGACCAGGGTGCCCTTCGGGATCAGATCGAAGGACGTCTGTTCGGAAGCGGAATTGAAATCGAAATAAGTCATATCAGGACTCCTGAGTCGAAGTGGATTCGGGGGCGGCAGCTGAATCAGAGGCAGACGCCGGATTGGGACGGGCGAAATCGAGTCGCTCGGTGGCGGGCCTCGCGGGGCCGGCGATCTTTTCCATCAGGCGGCCGAGATGCGGCTCCTCGATGGCGTCGAGCCGACCGGAACGGTCCTTGGCCGGGTAGTTCCATGGGTTGAGCGTGTGGCAGACGAATGCGCGGTAGCCGCTGCCGTCGTCGGCCTTGAGCTCGGCGAGGGTCACGACCTCGTCGACGATTCCGGGCAGCTCGAGGCCGGTCTTGGAGCCGTCGATCTGCAGCGAAAACACCCGGCGGTTGAAGTCGTCCAAGGCCTCGTTCAAGATGCCGACGAACCACACGTTCTTGCGGCGCGTGTGCTGCAAGTGGGTGAGCCAGCCGATCATTTCCTGGCCCATCAAACCGTAGGCGCCACGGCTGTCTGGCTTGCCGGTCTTCTCCGAGTAGGCCTGTGGCTGGCCCTTGCACCACTGCAGGCACAAGCGTCCGGCCACGGTGATCGAGTCGACGAAGACGGTCTCGTACTTGTCCAGAGCCGACGGGTCGCCAAAGCGATCGCAGACCGCGTCGAAGTGCGCCTGGCTGTAGGGCTGGTCCTCGCGCAGTGCCGGGTTCGGGCCGCCGATGAAGACGGCGAAGTCGCGGCATTCCTGCCATGTCCGTGGGCGGATCGCGTCGCCCGCCCAGCCTTCGACGGCGAGATCGCCGGCCTCGAGGTCGAAGAACAGCGTCGCCGTTGGCTTCAAGGTCCAGAGCTGTGAGGTCTTGCCGATGCCGCTCTTGCCAACGAGCACGCCCTTGACGCCACGGCGCTCTGCGAGACGCTGGTCTGCGGTGATGATGGGCAGACTCATTTCCGGCCTCCTTCACCACCCAGATCGGCGAATGCAGCAGCCACCGTGGTGACGCCCAAGGCGCCGCGCTTGCGGGCCAGGTCATACAGATCGCGCAAGCCCTGCAGGCGGCGGTGTTGAACGCGGGACTCGGCTTCCATGCCCTGGATCGCGAAGGCCAGGTCATCAACGGTCGCGTCCTCCAGCGGGCGCACCACCTCGTCGGCACGGTTGTCACCGAGCGCCGGGATGCGGATCGTTTCCGGCAGATCGCGCAGGTACATCTCGGGCTGCTTGCGCAGCAGCTCGATCAACATGGTTTTGGTTTTCATTGGGATCACTCCTGAATCAATGCAAGACGGAACCCGGGCTTGCCGGTCTTGAGCGTTCGCGCCGAGGCGAACGCGGTCTTCAGCGTCTCGGGCCAGGCGTTGAACTTGGTTTCGGAGACGCGGTAGCTGATCTCGACGTACTCGGCGGGGTCTTCGCCGTTGGCGGCGATGCGGCGGGTGATGTCGCCCAGCTTTGCCTGGTCCCACTCGACTTTCTTGGGCAGGTCGGCAGTGATACGGATACGGCCGTCATCGAAGTGCACGACGCCGGTGTCTTTGCCGGCCGCCAGGCGCAGTTCGTGCGCGCGTTGGGCGTACTTCAGATCCAGGGCGCGATCGACGTGTTCGACGATGGCTTTGGCAGCGGCCAGCAGGTCAGCTGCGTCGTTCTTCAGTTGGAAAAGCGACTCGCCGGATTGCTGGGCGAGTTCGCCGGCCGGCGTGGTCAGCACTTGATCGGGGGAGAGGAGGTTCATGCCGCACCTCCCGCTTCGACGCGCTCGGACGTGCTCTTGCGCAGGCTCTCGGACTCGAAGGCTTCGACGTCCTCAAGGCGGTACAGGACACGCCCTTGCAGTTTCAGAAAGACCGGACCGATTCCTTCGGACCGCCAGCGTTCCAAGGTGGCTTCGCTGACGTCCCAACGGTCGGCCAATTGGCGTTGGTTGAGGTGTTTGACACTCACGTTTTTCTCCTTTCAGGTGATTGCGAAAACGTGAGGTCATCTTCAAATTCGGCCTGTACGGGCGTCAGCCACCGCCATGTACGGGCTGATGTACGGGCTCAGCCAAAACAGGAAAAAGTGGGACCCAGAAAGCAAAAAACCGCCCGAAGGCGGTTGTGCGTGAGGATGAATGTCGGCGCTGGTTCATTCCAGCTTGATGCCATACCCATCGTCGTCATGTTCGATGTAGTCGAGCCACTGGCTGTTGCTGCTGAAGATGCTCGGAACCCGCTTGCCGCGTGCGGCCTCCCGTGAACCGTGAGCCGCGACCAGAATGTCTCCCGCAGAAACTCGCGCGCGACCGTTTTCGAACTGTTCGACCAGGTACTTCACCACGGCGACCTGCTTGGCACCCTTGATGGCCCAAGGCTTGTCGGCCTTGGTGGCGATGACCAGTGTGTTGGAGTACGGGTCGAAGCGAACCGGGAGGGATTTTTCCTCTTTGCTGCCTGCCGGTGCGACCAGCAAGCGGTGGATCAGGTCGGTATCAAGGTGTGGCTTGACCGCGTAGTCCACCAGAACGCTGGCAATCGGAACGATGCGGTAGCTCCGGGGCGGCGGCACGATGTCGGGCAGGGCTTGGCCCGTTGTGAAGATCAAGCCCTGTTCGGGTTGTGATGCCGCACGGAAATGGTCGAAGACCCGATCGATGGATGAAGAAAGCGCTCGCGCCAGCCATACGTCGACCTGCGCATCGGCTATGCGCATCTTGCCGAGATTCCACAGCACGCCACCGATGGCAGGCGCCGTGATGCCACGTCGATGTGCCTGTGGAATTCCGAGCAGGTCCGCCAGGTAGTTCAGCAGCTTGGTGTCGGTGATGGCATGGACCGCCACCAGATCGGCAGACACGTATTTGGTACGGAAGGTCTCGGGGCACCGGTAGCGATAGCGTCCCGGGTCATCGTCTTCCTCGATTTCAACCGGCACGCTTTCGTCACCTCTGGGCGCCGGATAGCATCCGGCATAACCGATACGTTCGGTCCATTGCGCGAGATCCCGGTCGGAGAGCGTCGCGCGGCGCGACAGATCCCAACCGGGCACACCATGCAGTCGCTGACCATCTCCATCGGCTATGGCATCGGCCGATCGCTCGAAGAGATCGAGCAAATCAAGCAACGAGCGCGTCGACAGGCTCTTCGGCGACATCTGTGATTTCCTTCACCAACTGCCACTTGGCCAGCAAACGGTCGCACAGCGCCCGATCCTTTTCGCGCTTGGTCTTGACGTTGCACTTGTTGTCGTCACGCAGGATCACCGTGATCGTGCGCGCACGTTCCTTGCCGACCTTCTTGATGCGGATCGACAGCTTTGCGTAGTTGAGATGGTGGTTGCGGAAATCGAACGACAGGGAGATCAGTGAGCGGGCGGCAGTGTAGATGTCGTCGACGTCCTTGGACCAGATTTTCACCAGCAGGGACCGGTGGTTGGCCAAGGTGTAGCCGAGTTCGATCACCTTGACCGACGCGACGTCCTCGCCGGACAGATCGAAGGTGCGAGGGGCAGCCAGGCTCTGGTAGTCATATTGCTTCAGCGGAATCTTGTCGCCGGTGATGGGCGACTGCAACAGCGAGTCCGCAACGATGCGGGCCAGCGCCTCGCGGCCATCCGTGTCTTTGGACAGGACCTCCAGATGGCCGTTGGCCGGCTCATAGGTGATGTGCGAGGAGACCGCACGGATGACTTCCTGCGGCACCAGTTCGCTGGCCTGGACGCGGTCGATGATCTCGGGCGGGCGGTTGTGATGCACGCTGACCTGGTACAGGTCGACGTCTTCGCCGGTGAGTGTGTCGGGGCGCAGCCGCTTGAAGACCTGGACGGCGACAGTGTCCGCCGCGCAACCAAGGTGCTGAGCGACGGCCTGATGGAATGCCTGCCGCGCTGTTGCGTCGTCCAGCACCGTGAGGTCCTTGGGCGCGACGTAGCCGGAATAGCACGACGCGCTCTGGCGGAACACGTCGGCCTGGCGAGCGTTCAAAGCCTCCTCGAAGAGCGCGGGCTCATGGAGGTGAAGCCACAGCGCGCGCTCATATTGATTCGGGATGGCGGCAAACGCCGCTTTTTCTGCGTCGCCGAAGATGTCCTGACTGATGCCTTCGATGACGTCCTGCCCGGCGCCGTCCGACAGCAGCACGATGCGCTCGGCCACTTCCTCGATCTTCTGGCGCTCGCTCACCGTCAGGGCCGACAGTACCGGCTCCATGACGGCGCGCTGGTCCTGTTTGCCCTGCTTTTTGTCCAGTTCCGGCATGGCCAGACCGAATTCCCCCACCATGAATTCACGGAAGACTGCCGGCGGCAGGTGGCCGAGCAGCTTGGACAGATTTTCAGCATCGTTCATCGACATTCCCCCTTTGCAAGGTTTTGATTGGGTTGGCACCAGCCCAGGCCCCCGTCTTCTTGTTGGGGATTTCAGACCGATAACGTTCGGCGTACCGAACGATTCAGATTATTTCCGGTCGGATAGTGGTTTGTCAAGCAGGTACAGTTTTGTTCGGTATGGTGGTATCATTTTTGGGTTGAAGCAGACGAATGAGGAGAAGACGGTGCCATCCCCCCTGGGCGACAAGATCCGTGCACTGCGTAAGCAGAAGAAGCTCAGCCTTGAACAGCTGGCGGAGTTGACCGAGTCCAGCAAGAGCTACATCTGGGAGCTGGAGAACAAAGACGATCCGAAACCGTCGGCGGACAAGATCAGCAAGATTGCGGCGGTGCTCGAGGTGACCACAGAGTTCCTGCTCACCGAGTCCTCGGCGACGCCAGACGAGGCTGTGCTCGATGAGGCGTTCTTCCGCAAGTTCAAAGCCATGTCCGAGCCGGACAAGAAGAAGATCCGCAAAATTCTCGATGCTTGGGAAGACGACGAGTGACCGAACACAAGAAACCGATGGCCGAGGCCAACCGCATCTCGAAGATGCTCAACGCGGTGCTTGGTACCGAACGATTTCCGGTGAAGGTCGATGAGCTGGCGCTGGAGTATTCGCGCCAGTGTTTTGCCGCGTCGCCGATCGACAAGGTTCAGGGAGAAGACCTGGACGGTTTCGACGGCATGTTGGCGGCCAACAAGTCGCGCTCGAAATGGCTGATCCTCTACAACAGTGCAACAGCCTCGGAAGGTCGGAAGCGCTTCACCATTGCGCACGAGTTTGGACATTACCTCCTGCACCGCCACCAACAGGATCGCTTCGAGTGCGGTGGCGACGACATCGAAACCGGGGACAACAATGAGCGCGACATCGAGGTCGAATCGGACTCGTTCGCCTCGACCCTGTTGATGCCGCTGGATGATTTCCGGCGCCAAGTGGATGGGCAGCCGATCAGCTTCGATCTGCTGGGTCACTGCGCCGATCGCTACGGTGTTTCGCTGACAGCCGCCGCCTTGCGCTGGACCGAAATCGCCCCGAAGCGCGCCGTGTTGGTAGCCAGCCGTGACGATCACATGCTGTGGGCCAAGTCGAATGAGGCGGCCCTTCGGTCCGGCGCATACTTTGCCACCCGCAAGAACACCGTCGAGTTGCCTCGCCAGGCGCTGGCCCACAGCTACAACGGCTGGGACGCAGGCGATCAGCAGACGGGGCGCGCACAGTCCTGGTTTCCAAGGGAGCCCGCGAGCATGCCCGTCACCGAAATGACCCGCGTGGCCGGGCAGTACGACTACACACTGACGCTGCTGTTGATGCCCGATGCCGAATGGCAACGGCCTCGGCATGATGAAGAGGCTGAGGAGGACACCTTTGACCGATTCATCCGCAACGGCCAATTCCCTGTGCGATAGATCATGAGCGCGCGCAACTGGCTGTTCAGTTCCCGCTTCCGCCGTCACGCCTTCGGCTGGCGATCCGACACGCCGATTCAGCGTATCAAGGAAGTCCTCGCCCAACATTTGCCGGGCTGATTCGCGCGCGGTTTGGGCTCTGACGGCACTGCGTTCTGGCTGCGCCGATACTGTGTATTCGCAGCGGCCCGCACTAGTACGCCTGCGCCCGAAACTCCCTCATGGTGTCGGTCAGCATTCGTCCGGAGAATTTCGCTATTCAAGCGAGTTTGACGGAGAGGACCGACACCGATGCACGCAATCAACCAAATACCACCCGACCGGATGACCCCCGAACAGCGTCGGCGCGAGCTCGCGTCGTTGCTGGCAAATGGGATCGCGCGCCTTCGACTGGCCGACGATCTCCGGTCCGCAGATAGTGCTGAAGATAGCGAAGTTTTACTTGGCTTTCATGGCAACCAGAGCGTTCATTCAGACACCGTCAACAACACAAAAACGGAGTCCTGATGAGAACGAATACAAGCACCTTCACCACGTCACCCTCGGTGGCTGCGCAGATCGCACGATTGCCCGAGCTTCCTATGCCGGAAATCAAAGCGCTCTGGCTATGGCTCTTCGGCGGCGATACGCCCACCCACAACCGCCAGTTTCTCGAGCGCCGCATTGCCTACCGCCTGCAGGAGATGGAGTTCCGCAAGGTCGATGTCGGCCTGCTGGAGCGCAACAAGCGCCGCATCGCATCCTTGATCGAGACCGGCAAGGTCAAGAAGCGCGATCGCGACTACCGACCGGCAGCCGGGACCGTGCTGACCCGTGAGTACCAGGGCGTTGAGCACCGCGTGATCGTGACCCAGGACGGTCAGTACGACTTCCAGGGCCGGATGTACCCGAGCCTGTCGATGATCGCCCGCGAAATCACCGGCACGCGCTGGTCTGGGCCGCTGTTCTTCGGGCTCAAGGCACCCGCCACACCCAAGACGAAGGCGAAGAAGGGAGCGCGGCGATGAGCGAAGTTTTGAAGCGCCGCATGCGCTGCGCCGTCTACACCCGCAAGTCCACCGATGAGGGGCTGGACCAGGAATACAACTCCATCGACGCCCAGCGCGATGCCGGCCACGCCTACATCGCCAGCCAACGCGCCGAAGGTTGGATTCCTGTCGCAGATGACTATGACGATCCGGCGTTCTCCGGCGGCAACATGGATCGTCCCGCACTCAAGCGGCTGATGGCGGACATCGAGGCGGGCAAGATCGATGTGGTCGTCATTTACAAGATCGACCGCCTCACACGCAGCCTTGCCGACTTCTCCAAGATGGTCGAGGTGTTCGAACGCTACGGCGTGTCCTTCGTGTCGGTCACCCAGCAGTTCAACACCACCACGTCGATGGGGCGACTGATGTTGAACATCCTGCTGTCCTTCGCCCAGTTCGAGCGCGAGGTCACGGGCGAGCGCATCCGCGACAAGATCGCCGCCAGCAAGCGCAAGGGCATGTGGATGGGTGGTGTCCCGCCGCTCGGCTACGACGTCGAGAACCGGCGGCTGGTACCCAACGAAAAGGAGGCCAAGCTCATCCGGAATATCTTCCAGCGTTTCGTCGAACTCGGCTCCGGCACGCTGCTGTTCAAGGAGCTGAAGCTGGATGGCGTGACCTCCAAGGCATGGACCACGCAGGACGGCAAGACTCGCGAAGGCAAGCCGATCGACAAGGGACTGATCTACAAGCTGCTCAACAACCGCACCTACCTCGGCGAACTGCGCCACAAGGAGCAGTGGTACCAGGCCGAACATCCACCCATCATCGACCGCGCGTTGTGGGATCAGGTGCACGCCATCCTGGCCACCAACGGCCGGGTGCGCGGCAATGCCACCCGGGCGACCGTGCCGTACCTGCTCAAGGGCATCGTATTCGGCAACGACGGACGGGCGCTGTCGCCGTTGCACACCACCAAGAAGAACGGCCGGCGCTACCGCTACTACGTGCCGCAGCGCGAGAACAAGGAGCACGCGGGCGCGTCGGGGCTGCCGCGACTACCAGCCGCTGAACTCGAATCCGCCGTGCTGGACCAGCTGCGCTCGATCCTGCGATCGCCGGCTCTCTTGGGCGACGTCCTGCCGCGCGCTATTGAACTGGATCCCAGTCTCGACGAGGCCAAGGTCACGGTCGCCATGACACGGCTCGACACGATTTGGGACCAGCTGTTCCCGGCCGAGCAGACGCGCATCGTCAAGCTGCTGGTCGAGAAGGTGATCGTGTCGCCCAACGATCTCGAAGTGCGATTGCGCGCCAACGGCATCGAGCGCTTGGTGTTGGAACTGCAACCGGCGGGCGTTGCCCAGCCCGAGGAGGCCTTGTCATGAGCGAGATCCGCATCCACAAGACGGGCGAGCCCGACATCGTCAAGGCCAGCGATGGCCGGCTGACGTTGTCGGTGCCGATCCAGATCAAGCGGCGCAGCGGGCGCAAGCTGGTCACGCTGCCCACCGGCGAAACGACCAAGGCCAGACCGTGGGACGCGGCGGCCACACCGCTGCAACTGGCGCTGGCCAGAGGCCATCGGTGGCTGGCCATACTGGAGTCGGGCGAGGCCAAGTCCCTCAAGGAGATCGCCGCTGCCGAAGGGATCGACAACAGCTACGTCAGTCGCATGGTCAACTTGACCACGCTGGCGCCGGACATCGTTGCCGCTATCCTGGACGATGCCATGCCGAACCATGTCACGCTGTTCGACTTGGCTGTCGATCCGCCGGCGCTATGGGAGGAGCAGCGCGCCAGGCTCCACGGCGCCGTCGCAGAGACGAAATGAGTTCCCTCCGGGTAGGCAATGCTGAAAAACAACCGCTTGATCGGTCCGCGCGTAACTTGTTGATTTTTAATGGTGCAGATCAGGGTCTTTGCGGACTTCCGGCCTTTCGCGGAGAGCACGACCGGAGAGAAGAATGGCCTGGAGAGAGTGGAAAGCGGCCATGGACGGGCCACTTGGCCGGCCGGCGAAGTCCGCAGGCGTTCGCAGAAATCCGCGCAAACACGCGGGAACCGCTGCGATCAGGCAAGAAAAAACCCCAACCGAGAGTGGTTGGGGTTTCGATATTGGTGGAGCCGGCGGGAATCGAACCCGCGTCCGCAAGTCCTCTACAGAGCGTTCTACATACTTAGTTCAGTCATTTGATTTAACCGCCGCATCGCGGACGAACACGCTCTACGACGGCGATTC